GCGGTAGTAACATTCCTCCTTAGCTCAGTCGGTAGAGCATGCGGCTGTTAACCGCAGGGTCGTTGGTTCGAGTCCAACAGGGGGAGCCATCTCAGAAGCCTTGAGCCTCAACGGGTTCAGGGCTTTTTCTTTTTTTTAAAACACCTCGAAATCTCCGTGTGTCTAACATTTTGTCTAACACGCCTGAGCTAAAGTTTCGCGAATAATTTCAGAGGTCATCTTTTTCCTCGACAAATCAAGGTGTCCATATATATTACAAGTCATCTTTATATCGGCGTGACCCATCCAATCTTGGACGTCCTTGAGCGAACAACCTTTGGCGAGAAGAAGGCTCGCACAACTATGTCTTAGATCGTGGAATCTTATATGCGGGAGATTATATTTTCTCAATAGGTCTCCGAATTTGTGCGATATATATGACGGGTCATACATTGCGCCATTCGTCCATTTGAAGATATAATCATTCTCCACATAGGCGTCTCCAAAGAACTCTCTGTTCTTCTGTTCCTCTTCTTTGAGCTGAAGCAGTAGCTCTCTAATTTCAGGAAACAGCGGAAACGACCGATAACTTGATTTGTTTTTGGTTTTGTCTTTCTCGACAACCTTGGTTGACATAGAGACCGTGTGACGTATAAGGATAGTATTTGTGTCAAAATCAATGCTTTGCCACTGTAGACCCAAAACCTCACTGCGCCGCAGTCCATACATGACTGTAGTTTGGATGAGCGGATGCAAAGGTTCGTCCTTTATGGTCTCAAGCAGAGTGTTAATTTCACTGGCGTTATACCACTCATACTCCCGTCTCTCAAGTTTTGGGAGCCTCACGAGTTCACAGGGATTAGACCTTATGAGCTTATGCCGCATAGCCTCCTTAAAGGCAAGCTGAAGAACATTCTTGTGCAGACGAAGGGTTTTAGGTGATAGACCGCCATTCCCATCTTTTCTGCCGTGGGTCGCCTTATAGTCAAAATATTGCTGTATATTGTCAAGGTTGGCATCCACTAATTTTATCTTGTGTTCCTCAAAATACGGTTTAACATGAGAATCGACTATAACCTTATAACCGTCCCACGTTACAGTGTCTATGAAGGGTTTCGTCTCCGTGAGCCACTGGTCTAAGTAGTCCGAGATAAGTATATTGGGTTCATAAATCAGCTGAGCACTTTCATACTCGCTAATTATTGACCTCATAGCCGCCTCAGCTTTACGCAGATTATTCTTTACTTCATAACCTGTGTAAACCCACTTCTGCTTACGCTTTCCAGTGCTGTCTACGAAATTCAGAACGGCATAATATTTGCCGCGTTTTGCTTGCAAGCTTCCTGTCAATTAAATAATCTCCTTTCTGTAGTCCGCTTGCTGTTGTACGGTCATTTTAGCACAACAGCGCAAAATGTCAACTACCGGCAGAAAGAAAATTTTCAATACTCTTTTTAGTAATTAAGTAGCTTGTACCTATACGAACAGAGGGAATAGTGCCGTTATGTACAAGGTCATACGCAGCCTTTCTTCCTACTCGCAACATTGTCTGCATCTCTTTAACAGTTACCACATCAGGATAATTGTCAAACAATCAAATCATTCCATTTCCTTTAAATTTTATCAATCAATCAGTAACCACGAGCACAACAGAAGGTCCACTCGCTACAATTTCATCATCTCTATATGGCTCTACTATTGTCGCCTCCACACCCTCGCGCTTTTTAAGTTCTTCCACGAGGTCTTTTGTGGATATCTCAGTAAGAGAATAACTCATTTAGCACACTCCTTTGCTTCGCACCATTTTGCCGATGTCGGCAATTTGGTTAATATAAGATTTTATAAGCGCACTGCGGAAACTGTCCACTCCTCATCAGTGGAGCGACTTTCTATCCGCAGGGTCTTTTAGTTCCCGCCGCGAGTTCACGGCTTCGTAAACCCTACGACTCGTCTACCGCTTATGGTGCGGCGCATCCTCGCAGAGCGTAATCAGTAACTGCATAACCGCCATTATTACAGTTTGCAAAAAGAAGTATCGTTATATCACGCCGAGGCTCGCGAGCAGCTGGATAATTGCCACAATAGCAATACCACCAGTGAGAGCAAAGACGTTTAAAAAGTTGTAGATCAATGCAATCAGCATAGTATCTCTCCTTTACAGGTCGGCGTAGTCGGGCTCAGTGCTCGGGAAGAACGCTACGCCCGGCACGAACTTAATAACATCCGACGGCTCCGGCACACACATCTCTCCCGTTACCGGGTGTCGGTAAGGCTTCGGCTTACGCCTAACCTTCTGAAATGTACCAAAACCATATATTGACAGCTTATCTCCGTCATTAACGACCTTGGAGATGGCGTTGCACACTGCATTAATGCAGAGCTCTGAATCACCGAGGGTGAGAGAGTTATCTTTCGCCACAAGTCTTATAAGTTCCTTGCGATTCAAATTATCTTCCTTTCTTTCCTCAAAAGGCGACAAGCTTCGTCGCCGACTCAATGTTATAACCATCTTTATCGAGACACACATAAATACAGCCCTGCTGCTGAGAGTTAACCAACGCGCCGTCACCATATCTCATTTTCTGTGTCTCACACGCCGCACCCTGCTCATACATAGTGGTGTTTCCGATTTTATACGAACCGAGTCTGTGCGTATGTGCCATTACAAGGCAGTTGAAATCATACCCCTCATTGCGGAACCACAGCACAGCTTTCTCCGCCGTCTTCATAGGTGAACTGCTAAAAGCCTTCGGGTGAACAAACATTACATGACCTATCTGCGAAAACCACTCGCCAGTATAAACGACTTCGATATCATCGAATGTCTCACGAAGCGGCTCAAACCACGTCTTAATATGATTGCGACGGTCGTAATGATGGAAACCATCAACGAAGATGTAGTCCAGTGCCGTCTCAGGCATAAGCTCCTGAAGATCTGAATCGAGGTGGTTGGCGAGATATGCTCCGAGGCGAAGCTCATGGTTGCCGTAGTTTGCGATGACCTTCTTCGGTTTTATGTAGTCAATAAGGTCTATAATGTACTGCCGACCCTCAACCAGTTCCTCGATACACGGTATGCGATACGACTTCGAGAATTTGGATATCGACTGACAATCAAATATATCTCCGTTGAGCTGTAGGATGTCTACACGCCCGACATACTTTGAAAATGTCTCTATAGGCTTTGCGAACGGGAAGTGCAGGTCTGATATAGACAGAACCCTCGTCGCCACGCCGCGCTCAGCTATCTCACGTTCATAGTTGCGACCGCGATTGAAAGCGGCAAATTCTTTTCGATAAGCACTCTCGCCGAGCGTCTGACCGCTTTCTGTATTGAGCAACTCAGCTATCTGGTCGCAAGTGAGACCATAAATTTTCTTGTTGTCGAAGAGCCGAACGAAGTAGTCAACATAGGACTCTCCGCTCTGCTTCTTAGCAAAGTCTTCCATCAGCGGCTCACCTCCACGGTTCGTGGCGAAGCTTCTTTAGGTAGCGCATCACCTTAAAGCCCTCGGTGCAGTAGTATGTTTTCTTTCGACTGGGAGCGTAGCGGTTCGTTACCGTTATATGCGTTCCCGGAAACTTCTTTCTAATCTTAAAAGCTTCCTCCTGCGAGATTTTAACTATATAAACCATTCCTTTTTATCAATTTGGAGCGAGTTTTCTTACCCCTCTCCTATTGTAACCGCACGGGACGCCCCCAAAATTTGTCGCATAATACGGCTATTTTAGGGGGTCATTTATCCCGTTTGGGTCGGGTTTTAGCCTATTTTTTGTAAATTTTTGCGTGATTTGTTGTCAATTTACGCGAAATATTTATATCGAGTGTATCTCTTTCCATATAGCTCAACATCACCCTCGTCGTCTTCTGCGAGCAGTCCGATAGGTTCTGCACCCGCTTCGAGAACCTCATAAAACGAGGTGTTGGGGTAGCCAAAGAGTATGTTAAATATCTTACGCTGAATCTGAGAATAACGAGGTTCTTCTATCTGGCGCAGGAGGTAGACCATATCGCTCTTGGTGAACGACATATTGCCCACATATTCTACGCACTCCTGCCTGATATCGCAACACTGCATCTGTTTTACGGAAGATTCTATGTCCGAAGCATATACACTCTTTATCTCATTTGTCATGTCTGTTACGGCATTGATGACGCGGGTGACTTTCTCGTACTGTCTACGATGAACATCTATGCCGTTACCCACAAGAGCGGAGAAGGGAAGATACTCCTGCTTCTTTCCTATCTCTTCTCTCTGAGCCCTGTACGAATTAATACAAGTCTGCACATGATCCATGGTCGTCAAATGCTTCTTGTAATTCTTTCGCTTGCGGTCATAGTAACCTTTGCCGATATCCTTCGCCTTAAAGAAGTTAGGTTTAATGGCTCTTCCGTCATCGCCCTCAATCTTATATTTATCACGCAGTCGGCGAAGCTCCTTAGCATTATTGATATTGAACTCTTTCTTTGCTTTGTCGATTTCAATGCCGCTCATAATATTCAAGATACATACATCTTTATATATTTCCTCAATATCACTATAACTGCCGCCACGATTGAGGACATCCCATATGCGGGTATTGAGCTCCTGACTGAGGTTGATGATATCGCCTATAAGATTGTTGCTCGTTTTAACATCAAGGTCAACCTGCTCGTCGTGAGTATATCTGCGTTTTTTCTTAACGGACGAGACATCCGGAACTGCTATCAAAAACTTACCCTCGTTCTTAAGCGCGGCATTGATAAGGTGAAGATTATCCGTAAGAAGAACTGTGTCGGAATCCATATCGCACCCCGACAATCTGTTTAGCACATTCTCACCAATGCTGTTTATGCAGATAATTTCGTTCGTGAGGTTAAAATATCGATCTATCTCTTCGCTCTCCACATTTGTTGGAATCCACACATTACTCATAGAGATATGCGGACTGCGGGAACCTACAAGCTTCTGATTATAGCCAAACCTTTTGGTGTGTATATTCCCCACGCCCAAGACACTCTCGCCTGAAAACTTTCCTATAGCACTAAGCAGCATTTCAATGGGGTTGCCTAATATTGTCTCATAATTGCCATTAACCAAAACATGACCGAGCCTAAGATTTTTTGTAAAAGACTTAAGAATATCTATCTTGAAGTCATGATAAAGCTTCGTCTGCGCAAATCTGTCATTGAGACCGAGAAGCTTGTATACAACATCATTCTTCGACTCAGCAGGGGAGATGTCGAATTCGTCTTCTATCGGATATTTGATATGGTGGCGCAGAACTGCGGGGTCTGTTCTGATAGCTGTCATATAGTCAAATGTCTCCTTGAGGAACGCCGCCGTCTCAGCCTTGTCCATCTGCAAGCTGTTGAGAAGCTGATAGTGCGTCTGCACCATGCGTCCATCAAAGAAGTGAGTTGGCTTATCATACTTAACAACGCCAAAAGTATTGTCGATGTGCTTCATCCAATCGTTTATCGTCCCGAACTTCAGATACTTGATGCTGCTCGGCGTGGTTACTATCTTTATATCTTCCACACGCTTCGCTTTAGTGTAGCCCTTTAGCTGGCTTACCTCTGTTATGCCGTGGTCGGCAAACCACTGCTGCAAGTTTGTATTGAAGCAACAGCATTTAAAGAAGAGGTTGCGGAGTAGTATCATGCCCTTATCGCTGTATTTGCCCATAGCTGATATATCTATAAGCCCTTGTCCGTCCCAGATAGAGTTGGTTATCTGTTCGTCTTTTTCTTCGGCGATTAGGTGGTCGCCATCTTCGCTGACGGACATAACCCTATCGAAGAATTTGCTCTCGTAGTCGTCTATCACGAGAATGTTCTCGGGGTTTATTTCCAGTATATCAATAATAGAGCTTGACGGCAGAGAGATATATGACTCAAGCGCAGCAAGGTCTACCTCTTCACCCTCGGCGACTTTCAGTCCACACATCTCCCACTTGTGCATACGAGCGTACAGCTTCTCGTCAATAAAGAGACACTTGCCAACGCGAGAACTGCCGCTCGACCTCTTCCACCTGACATACCTTACTCCATTACACACAAAGCCGTCATTATACAGTGTCCTGCGCAGCTCCGCTGTGCTCTTCAGCGTCTTAGGTGTTTTGATAAGCGTGTATACGCCACCTTCAAAACCGAAATATTTACCGAGCACCTCGTCAGATACCGGATATTCCACAGGCTGTCCAAGTATTATTCCCACCAGCTCGCCGTCTTTTATAGCCACACAGTCATTGAAGTTAAGATCTGAGTCTTTATATCCAAAGCGAATATACCTATTTCTGCCGGCTTTATTAAACTCCGCCACCGAGTATTTAAAGGTTACATTTATTACACGCGAGGTATACTCTTTCTTTCTTCCGTAAAAGCTGAAGTTAGTGCGGCGGTACACTTTCTCATAAACCTCGCGCAGTTTTATCTGATCTAAACTGTAATCGAGTGTGTTGGCATATCGTCTATAATTGACCTTGCCGTCTTTATCCACCAACGAATAACCTGCGTCGGGGTATAGCTCATTTGTTATGTATATATCCTTAGCGTCGATACCCGGTATATATATTGTATTACCTATAGTTAATTCTCCTCATCCATATCCGTATTTATGGCTTGATTTCCATAGTCTATGTAAGCAACCTCATCCCAACTGCCGTGGCAGGGGTAGTCGTTGTCGTCGTTGCCGCAGCGGTTAATCCACGGGCAACCCTCACAAAACCCTCTATTCAACTTCTTTCTCTAATCCTTTCTGTAAAATGCCGTTCACACCTCTTCCCTAAAATATCAGCCATACTCATTTTCGTTCGAGTTTTGCTGTCTATATATTACAAACTACGGTTTAAAGTGTCCCGGTAGGGTAGTTACACCCCTACATCTAACATTTTGTCTTTACTGATTCTTTCACGCGCATACCATAGGTGCGCCGATAAGTCCCTTTTCTATAAGCTTCTTATAAAAGAATTGTTTGCCCTGCGGCGTAAAGAACACCCTTACCGATACGATATCCGACTTAGTGTACCAATCTTTTGTCTCGAATAAGCCCTCGTTGCTCTTCTTTGCGTAAGGACGAAGCTGTCTGGCTGGAGTGCGGTACAGGTACTTTTCATCTATCAGAAAGTTAACGAACTTACGCTCAGAGATACCAAGTTCTTTGGCGGTGTCTCGAAGCCCTGTACATTTATTAGGGCTAACAAACGTGTCATAGAAGTCCGCCTTCGGCTGAGCGACATCGAGCTTTGATTCCAACGCGTTCGTTTTGTCGCGCAGTTTAAGAAGCTCTTCTGCAAACGCAAACATAACATTGGGGTCTTTCTGGCATTTAGCAAGAAGCTCATCGGTCATGTAACCGCCTGTTTTACGAATGGCGGGAAGGATGTCCGCCGTAACCCAGCGTTTAAAAGCTTTAGCATTAGGGAGCTTGCTCGAAATGATGAGACTGTAAAGACCTGATTCATTGATAATTGCTGTTTTCGTCTGTCCTATAGGCACATTCCCGTTTTGGGAATCTGCTATATCCATCATCAAAAAGGTTTTATCCTCACTGTCTACATGGGTTAAGATTGCCTTACTCGAATTACTGTACCCCAGCACATCAGCCACATCTTTTCCCACAAACCACGGTTCGCCGTCAATAGTTATGGTGCGGATTTCTCCAAATTCCTCATTGTTAAATACTGTCAGTTCATTCATTTCATTTTCTCCTTTGTTTATAATGTTAAAATTTGCAAATGGGGGTAACTTTTCGTTACACCACCTCTATCATTACGAGACTATCGGACATTTTTGTCCAATAGGTCTGCCTCACTTCTCTGCTCTGTACTTCGCTAACGCCGCCACTGCTTTTTCTCTTTGTTCCTCAGAGACGCTTCGAGCGGCGTTCTTTCTTATAGTAACTGCGGAAGGGATAGCCTTTAGAATCATCCCGCACACAGTGCCGTCGTCATAAACCGTCTGCTCTACAGGTGTCCAGCCTTTACGCAGCGCGGCATTGAAGTCTTTCGGAACGGTGCTGTCCATTACCCAGCCGTCGCCACTTCTATATATGTGCGTCTCTCGCTCACTCACAGATATCTTACTCGTAATCTTCTTCGTCTTTATCTCCATTCTGAACCCTCTCCATCCAATCTTTTAAAAGTGTCCTCATTCTTCTGCTCGGCACATACAACCATATCTCTTCTCCGCGTCTTATAGCCGATCTCCATATCCACTGCAACATAGTTGAAAGGGCGTACATATCTTGGTCTACCTCTACACCGAACTTCTCATACACACGCCTCTCCGCGACATTCATAAACAGGTTAACGGCGTAGGCGAGATACCTCTTGTTGATGTATGAGTTAGTAGCCCTCTCGTTGAAGACGACGTAACTCTTGGTGTAACCTCTGCCTTTCACCTTGTTGCAAGCGCTCTTATAGGTTCCCCACATACGCTCGTCCGCTTTGCACCCGCGCCATATATTGTTATAGCAGTTAAATATATGATCTTTTACTGTCTTAAGTTCGCCGCCCTCACCAGCCTTGCGTCTCTGATACCAATTCATAGACAGCGCATGGGGCGGGTCGCCTATACGGTTGAGCTTTGGCGACTCTACTATATGTATAAGGTCTTTGATGTGCTTGGTGTATTCCGGCACATAGTCAGTGCTATCCGAGAAGCGATAAACGCCGTCCTTTAGCGACACACCTATATATGTATAGGGGATTTTGTAAATCTTCATAAAATAGCAAAGCGCCTGTCCGGTAAACAAATACGTTAGCACGAACACCTCATCGAACGAGGTCAACAGCTCCTGCGGCAGAGCCCAGTAATAAAGCTTCTGCCCCTTTTGTCCATCAACACACAAAATATCGCGGGAGCGGAACATCTTCATCTCGTCCTCAAATTTACCTGAGTCGTACAGCTTGTCTGTCGCCCGATATGTCGTGCCGTCTGATTCTAAAAAGCCTGTAGCGACAAGCCCGCCGACATCATTGGTCTTCATTTGACTCTCGATAAGAATATCCAAGCTCTCGTCTATGATGAGGGTATAGCCAAGCTCTCTAATCATCGCCAGCGTATCACGGTTATAATTTCTGAAAGCCGCGTGGGTTGTCGTTATGTTGCAACCCTCGCTTATAAGAGCTGCTGTGTGCTCTGTCTTTCTGAAATGGTATTCGCTCAGCTTGTTGCTCGGCTCGACGAAGTGCAGCTCCGGACAACCCTCTTTAATACGATTGCTCTCCGCCAGATACGGCGTGATGTAAATGAATTTCTTCTCCTTGTGTTCGTTCATATAGGTAATGGCAGCTTCGGTTTTGCCGGTACCCATAATCGCATCGCATACTTTTACGCTGATAATAGTTCCTCCTTAGAATTTAATAGTTTTTGTAAAAAAAATGTCTTAAACTGGCTCACAGCCCTTGTGTATCAAGGCATCTGAGCACCCCCTCTCTTTAAAAACAATTTTGTGTTATGTGAAGGTCACAAGTCCACTAACGTGTCCTTGCTCGCCACATAATTCCGTCTACGGAGTAGGCGGGAGGCTACGCTATACCACCTCGGGAGAAGTTCTCTTCGCAAGCTTCGCTAACTTCTCTTCGGAGATACCGCTGACGCCTCCCTCAAACATCTCCGTAGGCGGGTGGAAGGCTTCGCCTTATTTCTAAAGGAAGACTGCATCCTCGGTTCGCTCCATCTTGAGGCGAACTCAGCAAGCCTTTAACTGCGCTGCGCTCCGTTTCCGTTCGCCTTATTAGTGTCGCTCACCTCGGATTTGCCTTGAAACGGCTTACGCCGTAGCCTGTACCACCATGTTATGTATATACCTTACACCCGAGGTTGGCTGATTTACCAAAATCTGAAGGTTAAATTTATGAATAAATTATTAACAGAAGTAGAAGGTAGAAGCTTAGCGCGTAGCGACAAACATAAATAAAAAAAGCGCGCCCTTCGGCGCGTAAGACGATCGTACATATATAGAACTTGTAGAAGCTTTCTTCGAAGACGTCAGCCTGTACATACCAACCCTGATGGGTCTATAGGCTTATACCACGGACGAAAGACCGCTCGTAAGGTAGACTTCAGGGATTTTAGCCTGTACCACATCTTTATCTCGGATGCTCGTAGGGGTAACTTTGTGCGTAGAGCGGGCTTTTACCAGTTTTTTTAAAATTTTAAAAAGCACCAATCTACCTGACCCGTAGAAGATACCCTCTACTATGGGCGGGATTTGTGTAGTTCTGAGGGTCTATTTTGACGACGTGTGAGTGGGGTTGATTAACTAAGCGGTTTTTCATGATTATTTTTCTGTTATAGGTTTAAAATAGCCCCCGTGGGGCTATAAATCTATAAAGGCGTATTTTATGGATTATTATACCTATATACTCGATGTATACAGACTGTAATATTTTTATGTGTTTATAGCACAATAATTATACAAATAGTATACACACCACAACATGACAACCCTTCAATCCTTCGTCGTCGTCAATATTGCATATTTACTATAAAGCAAAATAAAAAATACCTATACACCAAAAGATAAATTCCGATGTGTATAGGTATTATATTATATATTATATATTCGCTCTATAGGTAGGTATATATACCTATAACGCGCGTACCGTCTCACCGTCGGCGGGAGCGTCGCACGGCGTAGCCGTGCCCCGAAGTCCCGCGCAAGCGTTATATGCTATTATAGAATATTACATATCGTTGTCGGTACTGCTGCTCGTCGGCGGGAGATGCAATATGCCCCGTATATAGTCCGGCGGTAGATCAGCGGCGGCGGCTATTATAGATATAGCCGTGTTCAGGTTAGGCGGCTCAGGTGTAGGTGTAGGCGCGGCGTTACAACGTAACAAGGTATCTATGGGCATATTCAGGTAATTACATATAGATACAAGTATAGTATATGACATTGCAGTACCTTTATCCATATAATATAGTGTATTTTTAGATATATTTAAGTCATGCAACATCACGCTGACGGGCACGCGCCTAAAATGGCACATATGTTTTATTCTCTTTGAGATTATAGGCGGCTCAATATTTGCCATATTGTACAATTCGGCAGGTTTATTTTCATTCATTTATTGTGCAATCCTCCAAATAACAATAGATTTATAGAAAACTCTTGCAAAGTCCATAAATTTATGGTAGTATATAGGCGTACTCAAGAGAACAACGCCGACACCCGAGCGGCACGGCAGAGCGGCAGAGCCGCCGCCGATAAGCTGAGCGAGTGACCGCAGAGGCGCGGCACGGTGCAAGTCACCATAACGACAAGCAAGGCAGAGTTTTCACGCGGTACACAATACATAAGATTATACACCAATGCCGCGAAAAGTCAAGCGGCGCGGGGCTCGCCCATTATTCAAGCGGCTTGCTATCCGTTCAAGGGTAAAAAGACGGAAAGCGGAACACATAAATATTATTGTCGGTCTTTGCGGTACTCTGATATCGCTATCACGCTTTGACGGTCAAAAGACTATCAGCCAAAAGACGGCGCGCGCCGTGGCGCGTTTATCGTATGTAATAATATTGTAAAATATCGGTAACGGCGGCGGGACACTCTCAACCGTTACTATGCCGCATAGGGGCACTATGCGGGGCGAATAAAGGCATTTTATCGCAAGTCCGTAAAGGGTCAAAGAAATAATTGCCATTTAAGCGGGTGCATTATCTGTTTAAATACTTTGATTCTGTTGCGCTAAAATGGAGAGTCCGGGGACGGCTTGAACCCGTCAACCGTTGGTATCGATATATACGCGATGAATATATCAATAATAAGAATAAAATAACCTATTCATTAATGTTATAAAGATATTTTAGCTTTACACTGCCCGCGCTGTTTCTCAGGAAATACGAATAACGGACGGCAAATTTTTATTCTTAGGAATAAATATTTACTGTAAAGTAAAGATGTTAATATTTCATTGAATGAATAATGACGATATATAATTAATTCGTTTTTAACACATTTCGAGCGCGTGGACTGTTATATGTTCGCGCGTTCTTTAATGTGCTAAAAGCATATAAAAATTTTAAATAAGGACGGTAAAAAAAATCATGAAAAAGACAACAGAAAAGAAAGCATTACGGAATATCGCGGATATCAGAACAGATCTTGAAACACGCATTAACGCCTACAACGCGGCAATAAATGCCGACGATACAAAGGCGGCAGAGCTCGAAAAGCTCGACAATGAAACATCAGAGCTTGAAAAAGAGTATGCCCGCGCCGCGTTCCATGCAACGGCGCTTGAGCTACTCGACAACCCCGCGCCCATGCTTGCGGCGGCAACGGCTCTAACTTTCGAGACGCTGAAACACAAAGACAAAGAGGATGAAAACGGCATAAAATCGCGCGAACTCGTCACGGCTGAACGCCCGCTTGATTTTGTCGCGCTTGAATCATTCTTTATCGAGCGCGGAAAGAAATTCGGCGCGGAATCTGCATGGGTTTACAAAGTCGCGGCTTTTAACCGTTTACTTTGCATGAGAACGGCTCAGAGTATAGGCGCGGATGTGAAAACAGTCGCGGAAAAGTTCGCCACACCTACACAAGCCCGCGATATCGATCTCGGCAAAACGCCGACAAGCAACACACAATTGCTCAAACAATTACAGATGATAATTGACTCTATGCTTTATGTAGAGGGCGAAAAGGGCAATATCTATAAAGCAAATTCGCATGACGTCGGATATCTGTTGTCCCTCTACGCAAAGAAGGGGCGCGGCGTTCTGAGTGTTGCGGCGGCTCGCCCGAAGTATCTCGAAAAGCTTATCGCTGAAATACTTCACCGCATAGTTACCGAAAAGTCCTATAATATCGAGTTCAAGGAAAAGAAAGAACGCGCCGCCGGCAAGATAGATCCTAAACCCGCCGGGGCTGTTGAATCCGCGAGAAAATCCGCGAAAAAATCGAGTGCAAAGGCTCAGACAAAGGCAAAGGCAACAAAAGCGGCATAAAAAATTTTACGCTCAAAAGTGAAATTAAATCAAAACTAAAAATCTAAATTAGAAGGGAAATTTAAAATGAAAACGAAAACAAAAATATATGCAATAATCGCAACCATCATGACCGCTTGTTATGCCGTACTGATTGCCTTGAGCGTGTGGAATCTCGGCGTACAGATGAAAATTAATGCGCTCAAAAAACGACGGTAGGAATGTTATGTACACCGACGCCGCTGCCTTCGCGGAGGTCTGCGATGAAATCGACCATCTAAAAACTCTAAAAGCGTGGAATTAAATCTAAAACAGAAAGGAAATGAAAATCATGGATGAAATTCAGGTTGAAATTTGGGATGCACTTTGCAATCTCGACGGCGAAACGGTTGCAAGACTGTTTACAAATTACTATGGAAATCAGCTTTTAACAGACGATTTCCGCGAGTTTATGGAGGATGAAGGGGTAATATGAAAATCAAAAACGGAAACGAAACTGTATATGAAATCATAACTAATCACGATTTTACACTCGACGAAGCTATAGCCTTCGCGGGTGAATACTCGAACGACGCAGCTATAAACGGCGAGCCGGAAGTCACGATAAACGGCAAAAAATATTATTATGAGGAGCTGAGTTTAGAATGGTAAGTGCCTACGAGACAGAAGCCCGTGATTTTCTGATGCGAAATAATATCAAAATGAGTATCATATTCAAAGACCGCGAAGCAAATCGACTTTGGCGCGACAACGCAAAACGAAACTGCTACTCGGTTTATATCAAAAACACCGATACCGGCGAGGTTATGCGCGTTACATTTTGGGATTCCATATATAACACAACACACAACATTACGCCGACTTGCTACGACATTCTCGCGTGTTTGACGAAGTATGATCCCGGAAACTATGAGGATTTTTGTTCGGAATTTGGATATGAAACTGTAACCGAAAACGAATTCGGCAGACTAACGCGAAATCCGAACGCTTATAAGATTTGGGAGGCGTGTTGCCGCGAATGGGAAAAAGTAAAGCGCGTATTCGGAGAAGATGAAATACTCGAAGAATTGCGCGAAATAAACTAAAGAAAATCACTTCGGAAATTGGTAATGAAATTATATTCCCGAAGTGTTTCTATTCTCAAAACATAATCTAAATGCTACAAAATTAAGACGAAAATGAAAGGAGCGAATATTTTACTATGTCATACGAAAAGTTTGTAAAGGGAGTGATATGGAAAGTCGGATTTGAAACGAAAATCCGTTTTGAAAACGACGGCGAAAAGTATACGGCATACATAACAGGCGGAATTATTATCTACGGAAATAGCATATCCGCTCTTGTATTGGTGCGCTGGGGCGACGGTCATTCGGCGCGAATAAAATTAGAGGAGAAAAGGAAATCATGAGCTATAGTACCTATGGGGTCGAAGTCGAAAAGCAAAACGGTTTGGTAATCGGAAAGCATTTCGACAATCTCGATGATGCAATATGTGTAGCCGAACGGGCTGTATATGAGCGCGGCTGCGTGTGGTCGTGCGTATATATGCCTAACGGCGATATTTATGTTGAGTATGAGATGTAAATCGAATACAGCGTTAGCTAATATGAAGTATAGCTTTAGCTAATACGAAAAATGTAGCGTAAAATTTTAAAAGATTTTGGTAAATAATCGAGGTCGTGATATAAGATAGAGCCGCCGTGAAAGGGAAACCAAACTCGGCAACTAAATTTAAAATCAGAAAGGAAATGAATTATGAAAATTGAGAATAGAGTTGAAGACCATATAAATTTTGACGAGATTCGCTGTGGCGATATGTTTCGTGGCGATGACGGTTGTTATTATATGAAACTACTTGGTACAAGTTGCTATGCCGCTGTTAATCTTGCTACTGGGATAGTATCAAAATTTGATGATGCCGAACTCGTAACCCCGGTGCCTAACGCAAAAAAATAGTAATTTAAAATCAGAAAGGAAATGAAAAAATGACGAATGGCAGGGCGTATGCCGTTATTGCAAAGCACACATTTGTAGCGTATAGGAAATATGAGGGCGATAGACAGATAATTGTTTTTGCTACAAATATCGACGAGGCAGAGTACATAGCAAAAAAGGTGTTTGATACAAGCTCTGTATTTGTTAAGCGAATAAGTCCAACAGCAAATCTGCAAGCGTTTACAGCAAATCCGCAGATGTTTGAAATATAGTGATAATTTAAAATCAGAAAGGAGATCAAAATGAAAATCGAAATCAAAACCGGGAACGCTGCTTTTCATGACTGTGACGCGGAAAATGAATATGCCGACTACTACACCACGGCGGCTGAGCTTGACCGAATTTTCGGGCAAATAAGCAGAGCTGTAGCCGAAGGGCGAACAGACGGCAAGGTGATAGACAGCAACGGAAACATATGCGGAGAGTGGAAGATTTGAAATGAAAATGATTTTTGTTGTGGTTGTCACTGCCGAAAACGGAAAGTATTTCGCCTTCGCCGACACGATAGCGACGGGTAATAACTTAATCGCCATACTTAAAAGATACAACGCTGATATATGCCATTTATGCGAAAGCCGTATAGAGGCGGAGAAACTGGCGCGAAAATGGAATGAGGCGTATAGACAAAACGGTACAAACTTATTTTAAATCAGAAAGGGAATCAAAATGGAATTGAGATTTGCAATCACAACTGTAATTGAAATTGCCTTCGTCGTCGCGTTTTTGTATGCGCTGTGGCACGAGGGTAAAATTATAGCTTTCGAGGAACGGATGGAAGATGCCGTAGCTCGATGGCTTGCAAAGAAAATCATAAACAGAAGGAGGAGGGCTGCGGTTGACAGAAGAAGACAGAATGAAAAGGTTCGTTAAGCACAAAATCAAAGTCCTAAAGGAATTGGGCGTGAGTTTGACAACCGAAGATGAAAAGCGTTTGGCGACGGCTTCCAGTTATATCGCTGTAGATAATATGGCGAGAACGATGATTCAGAAATTAAATTGAAATTCAGGAGGAAAATGAAATGAGATTTCAGGTTGGAGATCGAGTAAGAGCTATCCGAAATATATATGGTTTTGAGATTAAATTCCTTCGCGGAACGATAGCCACAATATCCGGAAACAATATAGGGGTGGCTTTTGATTCTTATGTACCGGGCGCACATAGTCTTGACGGACTATGTGAATATGGTTTGGGTTTGTGGGTTGGTGAAGATGATTTGGAGCTTATTGGTAAATCAACACCCGAACCGACGCTCAAGAAATGCAACGAGCGAGAAACATTAACTTTTGCGACGCCGGAGCAGATTGTTGAGATTGTGAGCAAAACGGAAACTGGTTCTACTTTTACAATCAATGGGCTTAAGGCAGTTGTTATTGAACGGAACAATGGATTGGCTTGGTGTATTTCGGAGCCGATTCGGTGGAATAATGAATCGTTTGACTCGTTCTTGGCACAGTATCATTCTATCATGGTGGACTATGATTGGAGTATGGAGGATTTTGGAGATGATAAGGAATATCTTTCGCAAAGAGGAAAAGCGTTTCCGATATCTCTTGATGATTGGCGAAAACATTGGGACAAGATGGGTAGTTTCAAGATAGTGAATTCTATTTATAATCCTATTCGTCTCTCGACTGGATTAAAAAATACGCCATTTGTTGTGCGAGATATTCATTCGCGTCGAGTCGACGCGGGCTTGTTTAGCAGTAATCTTAATGTATGGAATGGCACAACTTGCGTTAAGTTTGCTATCAAGAAGGAAATCTAAATGGAAAACAGTTTCAAGGTTGGCGATAGAGTTAGGTGTATAAAGGACGTTGAAAATTATCCATCGGGAGGAAAGCTTGGAACGATCTGTAATGTGTGTAGTTCGTATATAGGCGTGGCTTTCGATGAAGAGATTTCAGGACATACTTGTAACGGGATTTGCGCAGACGGACATGGTCTTTGGTGTTTTGCAAGCGAGCTTATCCCCGCAGTCTTCAAGAAAGCGTCAGAAAGAGAATACATAACAGAAATATAATTTAAAAATCAGGAGGAATTTAAAATGTATTTTGAAAATGAAAATAAAAAGTTTATGGAAGAACATAATAGCTTTACGGCAGAGGTTGATTATTACACAAAGCAGGTCAAGAAGATTTTCGATACTATCGGTATAGACCATGATTACACGATAAGCGGGATAAGAACCAATGTTAGCGCGTGGCTCAATGAGAAGGAACCGGTATTTGAACTTCTGCGGAAGCATCCTATGTGGAATGAAAAAGCAAAAGCGATTGTGTTTCTTAGAGATGAAATACGCTCGGCAGACATGGGTAAATTCAGATATGACCTTGAAAAACTTGAGTCATACATCGATAAAAAGATAAGCGAACATGGCATTAATCATAGCTCTATAGTAACCTCTGCTCTTCTCGCAATTTCAGAAAATGTAACGAAAGAGATTAGCGAAGAAGAGGCTGAAAAGATAAACAAGATCGGTTACTACAAGGAAATTCGTTCCGGAATGAAACGAAGCCGTGTTATCAATAACATATTTAAAGAATACCCCGTTGGCGACGATTACAAATTCGACGCAACGGGGCTTGTTGACCCTCACGAAAACGGTGACAGAAATTATGACAGCTACAACAAGAGATTTGCTGTTGTTGCCGATGACACGAATCCGCTCAAGATTAAGCGCATAACAGTTTTAAGTGCGAATATTTGTGATTTCCTTCTGATGTCAAACGGAAATTCGTGGAGCAGTTGTCACTTTATTAACAGCAACGGTGCATATCGGGGATGTTATAAGGCGGGAACGCTGAGTTATGCTAACGACGGCACGAGTATGATTTTCTATACACTCCCCGAATCTTATACGGGCGACGAGTGGTTTATGGAAGAGAAAATTACTCGCCAGCTCTTCTTTTACCAGAACGGTCTACTTCTACAGTCCCGTCTGTACCCGAAGGGCGGAGATTCAACCAGCGAAAATTATCGCGATTATAGGGCTGTTGTTCAGGATATTATGTCAACTTGTCTTGAAGTACCGAATCTGTGGAAGAAAGTAGATTGCGATTGGGATGAGCTTATAACAACCCACGACAATAGTTTTCACTACCGTGATTATTATGAGTTTCCCGATGAATGTGTTTTTACATACAATAAGGAAATGGAATCGAAAATCAATTCAGGTTTGTATATCGGTGGAGATTCCTATTGTGTCGATTGCGGCGACTTGATGAACACTTATGATGACAAAGAAAGTGAGTTACAGTGTATTGACTGTTGCGGGGGAAATCATTGTTATCACTGTGGTTGCTCAGTGGGCGATGAAGACAATCTGCACGAAATAGACGGAGAACTCTATTGTGAGGACTGTTGCTTCTGGTGTGAGGTTCATGAGCAGTGGGAGATCAGGTATGGCTATAGGAGCGACGACTTCGAGCGAGATGTTTATATAGATGGGGAGTCTTACACGATGTGCGACGATGCTTTTGATGATAATGTGGTGTATTGCGAGAGGTGCGGCGAGTATGAGTGGAAAGACGAAGCTCATTTTGTGGATGACACTTGTATGTGTAGAAACTGCTATGAAGAATATATGAAAGAGAAAAACGAGGAGGAAAACGAAAATGAAGTTGCTTAACATATTTAAGTTCCCGCAGGACAAGCTCAAGGCGGCGTTGGTTTGTCATCTTAGGGACAAGGGGTATTCGCCGATAGTGAGAGACGGGTTCGTGTACGCCGAGGGTGAAATCCCAGTTCTGCTTGTTGCTCATATGGACACGGTACATAAGCATACACCGGATATCATTTGTATGTCCGATGATAAAAGCATAATGATGTCTCCGTTCGGAATAGGTGGAGACGACAGATGCGGAGTTACGATGATTCTTGAGGTTATCAAAGAACTGCGGTGTCATGTGCTCTTTACGGAGGATGAGGAAATCGGCGGCGTGGGTGCGGGAAAGTTTTGCGCGAGTGGAATAAAACCAAAAATCAATTTCATAATCGAATTTGACCGAGCGCATGAAAGGGACGCGGTTTATTATGAGCTTGATAACGAGGTGTTTGCTGAAACGGTAGAAAAATACGGATTTAAGCGAGACTACGGTTCTTATTCGGACATAGTGGATATAGCGCCGGTACTCGGGTGTGCCGCCGTTAATTTGTCGTGTGGATATTATAACGCTCACACTCAGCACGAATTTGTTTCTATCCCGCAAATGTACGCACAGGTTGAGAGAGCAAAGAAGCTTATAGCAAATGAGTGTAACAATTTCTTCGAATGGAAGGAGCTCGTATACGATAGAAGTTGGGATAGCGGAAATTGGTGCTACGGCGGATGGTACGATAATTATGACTACTATGACAGCAAAAACAAATCCAAATCTAAGAGTAAAGCCAAGCCTGTGTCCAAGGAAGTGTCACTTATACCAGACGACGCATACCTTCAATCGTCAGACGGTGACTGGATTGATGTCGGAGAGGAGATAGATGATTTCTTCGTGGATGATTCGGGAACGGTATATGTATACGACTCCGAATACTTAATGGTAATTCCATTATTTGAATATGTGGCGATAAGCGCAAATGGAGTGCCTTGTAAAATGGATCCGGACAACAGTTTTGTGGTTGAGGTTGAAGGATAAAAGGAAAGGAGAGTTAAAATGAATAACGGTTTAACAATCAAAGATGTGACTGAACGCTGGGTTCACGAAATGAACGCTATACCTACCGGCATGATTGAAAAGATGATGGAAGCAGATATAGATGATTGGAGAGAAGTTACATTGCCGAGCGTCGGCGATCAGGTATATGCAAATAGCTATGGGTTGGGCGAGGTCGCAGAAGTAACATCAACTGAAGACGGTGTTGTGCTTGTGGTTGATTTAGATGTGCCACGGAGTGAACAGGTGGAAATTCCTGCGGATGAGGTTGAGATTGAGCGTCTCGAATTACTCCCGATGTGGGGTACAATGTGGTCGTTTGGCGACTCCGCAGATGATTGGTGGCTTGAAGAGGACGACGGAATCGAAATCATGTCGGAGTGCGGGTTTAGAATTTACGAATCTGACGAGTTCGGATATTTCTTTGGCATAGACGGAGCGGGTTACAGTTTCTACGATGCACACTGGATTCCGCTCTATAAGGCAAGAGGGCTTCAATGGCACGACCCAGTAGCGGAGCAGGAATACCAAATGTTAAGCAAAGGGTATAAGAAAGAAAAATTGGGCGCGAATACATACTGGATGGACAAAAATAATAATGTAATTGAAGAAGTAATCAAAGACTATTTTAACTTTTCTTACAAGGAGGAATTTTAAAATGGGATGGACAAGTTATCATGCGTCGTTCTATAAGAACGGCAAAATAGATAGAAAAGCAGAGTGCGACAGCATAATGAATTGCGATATGGTAGGTAACAAGGGGAGATATGAAGTGCTCAAATCTGCTATGGTGGGCTCTACTTACTATGCCGCTGTAAAGAAAACCATTTTCAAAACGGGAACTAAGCCCGAAAAGGAAAGCGTTTTTGGAGTGGTAATGCTCACGTCCGTTAACAACAAAGACTATTATAACTTTTCTTACAAGGATATAGATGAGAGCGCTGGTCCCGGTTACTATGATTGTCCGAAAGGAATACTTGATTTGCTTACCCCTACGGAGTATGAGTGGGCAGAGAAATGGCGAGAGCGCTGCTATGAGAATATAAAAAGAAAAAAGAGTCCAGACGCACTCAGCAATCTGCCAATCGGAAGTGAAATCAAATTTACTTTGTGGGACGGTACTGAAAAACGGTTGGTAAAGCATCCGGCTGCGTATCAGTTTAGTCGTCCGTTTTGGATGAACTTAAATGAATATACATATGTGCCGGTAAACAGAATCCCTAAGAACTACGAAGTAATAAGAAGAGGCGCGTAACCATGTTTGATTATCGATAATATTAATTCAAAAAGGAGAATTAAAATGCCAAATTGGGTAACAAATCGAATTGTGTTTCACGGAGATCAGGAGAATATAGACAGGGTTCTTCAGTACATAAAAGGAAATGGGTCTAAAATCGACTTCAACAAAATTATTCCAATGCCCGACAACATTTATCGCGGTGATTTAGACAAGAGGGAGAGGGAACTGTACGGCTCAAATAATTGGTATGATTGGAGTGTGGCGAATTGGGGCACGAAATGGAACGCGCAACACTCCTCACTCAACAACAAGAATACGCTGTGGTTTGATACGGCGTGGAGCTGCCCTATACCCGTACTCAATAAGCTTGCAGAAATATGTTGCATAAACGATGTTAGGTTTGAAGGGGAATGGGCTGATGAGGATTGCGGTTGTAATGTTGGTGTGTTTTGGAGCGACAACTGCGTAGACGAAAACTGTGATTTTTATTATGAATCCATAAACGACAAGACAGACGAAGCATATGACATATATGTAAAACTCAAAGGCGAGAGTGATTGTATGGGTAAGGACTGCGCTGGACATTGGATCCGTTACGATTGTGATACTTGCCCAAACAAAGACAAATGTTAAAACAAAAAAACAAACAGAAAGGAGATATAAAAATGAAAGCATATAAGGGCTTTGACAGGGATTTAAAGTGCAGAGGTTTTCAGTATGAAATAGGAAAAGAGTACGAAGAAAAAGAAGCAGAAGCTTGTGAGAATCCTTTAGAAGTATTTAGGTATTATCCTCCGTGCGACGGGAATCGATACTGCGAGGTGGAACAGGACGGAGAGCTTTCCAAACATGATGGCGATTCCAAAGTTGCTTCAACCAAAATAAAAATCGGCGTTGAACTTGGACTTAAAGGTCTTATACAAGCTGGTGTTTCATTTATTCTCGATAAGGTCAACTGGAAAGCCGACGCAGCAACGAATACGGGCGCCCAGTCAGCGGCGGTAAATTTGGGCTACCGTTCAGCGGCAACGAATACGGGCGACCTGTCAGCGGCAATGAATACGGGCGACCGGTCAGCAGCCGTAAATACGGGCGACTATTCAGCAGCTGTAAATTCGGGCATCCAGTCAGCAGCCGTAAATTCGGGCACCGGGTCAGCGGCTGAAACTTCAAACGGCGATTCTGTCGCGATAGTAACAGGCTATAATTCTAAAGCAAAGGCGGGTCTCGGCTCTGCTATTGTCATTGCGGAGCGCGGCGTTTGGAACGGCAAAACATATCCGCTGATTAATATCAAGGCAGCAATAGTGGACGGAGAAAAAATTAAGGCTGATACTTGGTATACGCTTATAAATGGCGAGTTTGTTGAGTGTGATTAATAGAAAGGAATTGAATTTGGAATGGAATTGAAATTTGATTTACCACAATCTCCGAAGCTTTAGCTTCGGGGTTAATGTAACAAAATATTAGCCGACCTAAGTCGGCGGAAAGGGGATATGGATATGATTAAAACCAATAGGGCTATTGTTTACAGATTATACCCAAATAAAAAGCAAGCAGAGCTTTTTCAAAAGACTTTCGGCTGTGTAAGATTTGTGTATAATCAGATGCTTTCAGTTCAGGAAGAACGATATAAAAATAACGAAAGTCATCTTAGTAAATTTGATATGAATTTGTATTGCAATCACAATCTTAAAACAGAATATACTTGGCTTAAAGAAGTAGATAAATTTGCTTTAACAAATGCAATATATCACTTGGAAGATAGTTACCAGAGAATGTTTAAACATCTTGGTAAACATCCAAAGTATAAGAATAAGCATAAAGCAAAGAAATCATATACTACAAACTTTACAAATAGCAATATCGAAGTTGGGGAAAATTATATCAAGCTCCCAAAAGTCGGTAAAGTTAAGGCTAAAATCAGTCTTGATACAAGATGTTTAAGAATTAAGTCAGCTACAATTACCCAAAACAGAGATGAGACTTATCAAGTATCTATTCTTTTTGAGCTTATAGAAGAAGAACCAGTACAAGTTGCCCCTACTGAGGACAATACGACTGGTTTAGATTATAAGTCAGATGGGTTGTATGTAAGCGACACAGGGGTAGTTGCCAATATGCCGCATTATTACAGACAGTCAGCCAAAATTCTTGCTAAACGACAAAGGAAGCTTCGTAACAAGGTAATTGGTAGTAAGAACTATTATAAACAACAGAAAAAGGTTGCTAAAATCCATAGACATATAGCAAATCAGAGAAAGGATTTCCTACATAAACAGTCTACTGCGATAGCCAAACAGTACGCTTATGTATGTGTAGAAAGCCTTAATATGAGAACTATGTCAAATAAGAGTTTTGGTAATGGTAAAGCAACATTGGATAATGGTTATGGAATGTTTTTAGATATGTTAGCTTACAAATTACAGGAACGAGGTGGAGAACTTGTTAAAGTAGATAAATGGTTCCCATCAAGTCAGATATGTAATTGCTGTGGATTCCAAAATCCAATATTAAAAGACCTAACTATTAGGCATTGGAATTGTCCTAATTGTGGAACAATTAATATAGATAGGGATGTAAATGCAGCTAAGAATATAAAACAAGAGGGATTAAGATTATTAGGGGTCGCTTAATAATCTAAAAATATGGTAGGTATGGACGATACCAAACCAATAAGCTTGTGGATATTGTGGGAAAACTGCCGAAAGGTGTGATAATAACCGCAATGGATGAAACAGGAATCCCCTGAGCTTTAGCTCTGGGGAGCGTCAAATTTGATTTAGGAATGCAGGTCATGACGCAGGGTATAGCAAATATACTCGGTGACGGTAAAATTTGCGAGGAGCTGCTCGATGCTTTCGGACGATACACAAAGTGCGATTGGGGTGATATCCCCGAAGAGGACAAGGCTTTAAACGACGAGGCGGTTCGGGTAGGCGACGGACGAACGCTCGCCGCATATAACACAAGTAAGGGCAAGGTGTGGATAATCACAGACTTCGGCGACGAGGGTAATGTGACGACCATGCTATTGCCGGAGGAGTATTGAAATGAAATTAGACACACTGAGGTGCTCTGATGTAGTTATGGGTGACAGTATACTCATAGTAGATTTTATTTAAGAAAGGAAAACGAAATGGAGTATCTTGTGGGATTCAACTATTCAGGACGAGTTGCATATGAGATTGAAGCAGACGACGAAGAGACGGCGAAGAGAGAAGCTGCTAATAGGTGGTTGGTTTGGGTATCGGCAGACGCGGTGGGGCACAATCCCGAGTTTGCGTATGCGGATATTAAGTATGACACTATGACGGCTGAACGGCTAATAGACGGTGACATAACTGATTAAGCGTTGGAGGTAAATGAAAATGAGTAATGAAACAAAGGCTTTACTCATAGATGGTGATACCGTAAATAAGGCATTAGAATCAATAGGGGTTGCTACGGCTAACGTTGCTAATACAAATCGTACCCTTGCCGATATACTTAAAGATGTCAATCATCGTTTCGAAGAGCAATTTAATATTGATATAAAAACAAGAAAAGAAAAAGAGGAAGAGCTTGATGAGATGAGAGCTTCGGGCAAGTTTGTTTCTGTTATGGTTTTTGACCAGACAAATAAGCAGAAAAATTATCAGTATGTCGGTGAAACTTACTCGGGAGAGACAGTAGTTGGCAGTATCGTTTATGATGAGGGGACTTACATTTATGACCCCAAATATTATATCTATACTTTAGCCCGCCTTAATACTTCTACGGGCGGCGAAGTAGACGACCATAATATGCGTAGAGTTGAGGTGCGCCCTGATTCTATTCGTCCGTACACACAGATTGAAAAAATTAAGGAAGAGCTGCGAAGGGGTCACTGTATAGAGCTTGTTCGTAATCTCTCTGACAGTCTTTCTGATAAGTCAATATGTATTATTGCGAATGAAAAAGAAATTCCTTATGAGCTTTGGTTTAGAAAGAAAACTAAAATGAAGAGATTTGGAGGTAAATGAAAATGTATAAACTTGACTTTTACACAGCGATATCTAACAAAAACGACCCTAAGACCCTTAATCACTTTGAGCGGGTCAGCGGTTATGGACAGGTAGTAAGAACTCCACGAGGAAGAGAAATCGAATTTGGTTTTGATAAGCGGAGTGACGGATGGCATGTAACCGATGTTGCTTCCGGTATGAGGATTCCTAAAAAATATGACACAAGGATGAAAGCGCTCGCCGCTCTTAACGCAGAGCTGCTTAGTAAGGTTGATAAGGCAGTAGAGAACGATACATACAAAGCTGTAGTGAAAGCTCTTAGCAAATTTAAAACAAATTCGGAGGTAGCGTGATATGACGGTGTATGAAGTGTTGGAAACATATTGCAAAAACTGCGTACACAACGGTAATTGTTGGAAGCCGTGTGCGGCGGCGATATCGGCGGTAATGAGCGACGAAAAGATGAAAGCAAAGACGGTGGTGAGTTTATGATACTGAACACGACATATTGCAGACGAGCTTTTACCGGCGTGTATTGTGAACATATGGACGGAAATGTGTGTGTTAGACAATCCGGCGAGTGTGAGTTTCAGTACGGAGCGGGTAGACGACAAGAAAATGGAGTCCAGAAGGAATTGGATTCTGATTTACAAAAACGAAAACAAAAGGAGAATGTAAATGAATATCAAAGTAAAGATCTGTGATAAAGCTATCGAGCTTATTGATCTGTTGGCTAATATGCCGCTCGCTGATGATGAATTTGTCGATGAGATAATAGACGGTATTCGGTACAACGAGCCGTACCGAATAGAAGCAATTAGAGATGAGGTACAGAATGGCTGAAGAAATATACTATTACATAATGGACAAGCATGGAGTAATCTATGGCAGAAGTACAAGTAAAACTCGACTTCAGGAGAAAATGAAAACCAATTTTACTAAGGCAGTCATTAAGGATTTAGGAATCGAAATCGTTGAGGTGTATGATAGCATCTGAGCTATCGTAAGTAAAAAATAATATGGGAGAGGAAGATTAAAATAATTAAGAGAGGAGAAATCTACTTGGTTTCGCTGGACGGAGTGGGGTCTGAACAACGGAACACAAGACCTGCGATTATAGTGCAAAACGATGTGGGAAATGCCCACTCGCCGACGACGGTTATCGTGCCTTTATCGACAAAAATAAAGCCGTCTATGGCGACGACGCACGTCAAAATAACAAGTGAGCAGGGCGTAAGAGATGAGTCGGAAGCGTTATGTGAACAACTGAGAGTGGTAGACAAATCGAGATTAGGAAGGAGAGTGGGTAAAATCACCGACGAATCGGTTATGACGGATATAACAAGAAAAATAAAGGTAGTGTGCGGCTGTTAATTGGAGGGAAAAATGGAACATCAAACAGTAGTAGCAAAAACGAAAAATGGAGATGAGTTTGTGGCTTGTTCCGGTATCGGAAGCAAGCTCTGCTCAATACATAGCTGCGAGTCGTGTCCTAAGATGAAATCAATTCGGGACAGCGCAAATAAGCTTGGATATGCCGGAAAAGGAAATGACTTTGCAGAGCTATTAAATTATCTATTCGATAAGGAGTGTGAACAGTTTGGAAATTATGCTGTTATGGAGGTGTGTATGTCAGATTGACTCAATTCAAAGTAAAAAAGTTCAAGAGAATTTTGCGGGATAACGGCTATAAGGAGGTGAGGTGTTGCGGTAGCCATCAAACTTGGAGCAATGGTGCAAGCAAAATTACTTTGCCGACGGTTAAGCTAAGTCCTGTCATAGCGGCTCGACTCATAAAGGAAAATGATTTAAGTGTCCGATAAAAGTGACAACTTACAACAGGAAAAAATTTCCTGTTGACAAGAGAATTTTTTTGGACTATAATAAAAAATGCAAGCGGAACAAATGTTCGATTAAAGTTCGATTAATGAAAGGAGAAATTTGTAAAATGGGATTTTTGGGTTCATTTCTTGGTCTGATTGGTGCTTCGGCGGTGTTTGTTGGAGCCGATGTTAAAGAGCGTTGGGACGAAATAGATAGAGAGCGGCAGCGCATTGCGGCAAATCCCGCACCGCCTCCGGAGATGAGGGGAAATTTAAGAGATAAATATGAATCTGAATGGCACAGAGGCGATAACACTCACTTCCCGGAAGAATATCTTCCAGCTCTTGAGAGCGATCCAGAGGTACTTTACTGGTGGATTGAGCTTCTTGCAGAGCGTGAGATAAGGCGTCAGGGTTATCGCGGTTATCCTATCAGTATTCAGGGCAATTTCAATCGAGTGTATAATGCTTGGAAGGAGCGTCAGAATTGGGTCAGATAACCAGTGTTGATGTTAATAAAGACATACTTATTGATAGTCTAAAAGCCCAAAACGCAAGACTAAAAAAGCTCCTCCGCGAAACAGCAGAAGAGCGAGACAGATATAAATCCTTGTGGGAAACAAATCGGGTTCAAAATGAATTTTCAGAAAAGGAGCGAAAAGCAAATCGGCGATTAGAACAAGAGAAAAAGCAAGAGCGGTTGTTGTCCGGTGTAAAATCGGACGGCGTTCCAATAGCTCATGCGGCGGATTCGATTCGTTCCTATGATGAAATGTGTGTTGTACTGGATAAGCTCAAAAACACAGGACGAATGGGAATACGAAACTGGGCTATGTTTCGTTGCGGCATTTGCTTCGGTCTTAGAGCAAGCGACCTCGTTAAATTAAAATGGGGTTGGATCATGGACGACGACGGCGAGTTCAGAGACCGTATACCCGTAGTCGAGAGCAAGACATCTAAAATCAATCGGTGTTTCATTTCAGATGCGATAAAGGAAACGCTTACAGAATACCGCAAGTGGCTCGGCGGACGCAACTGTTCTCCCGATGATTACATCTTCTCGAAGAACAACGGCGGGAGACTACAGGAACAAAGCTATTCACGATATCTCAAAAGCGCGGGAAAGGAAGCGGGGTTGCCGATACACATCTCGTCTCACACCATGAGGAAATCATTTGCCAATATAGTGCTGTGTTGTCACGACGGCGGTGCGAATGATTATGCTATGAGAGATTTACAGGGTATGCTCGGACATTCAGATGTAAGAATTACGATGAGCTACCTCAAAGACACAATCCTCAGATACGACGAAGCGAGAAAGGCGGTGTCAGATTTCGTCCTCGGAAAGACAGATATAAACGAGCTGGTTACTTCAAAACAGGTCTCCAATAATGAAATTTACGAGCTTTGCAAAGAAATGTTTCACAAACAAGTTGCGTAAATTATTTTCATAGTTTTTGGTAAATCGACAAAGTGAGGTGATATACTTGACTCGTAAGAACAAGAGAGCACTCGCGAGAGCTGCTCGATACATAAACGATAGGGTCGAATTTGCAAACGACATCTTAGATAACGAAGAGGATCGACTCGATGGTTGGGCGGAGAATCTGAAAGGTTCTCAAAAACACATGGACGCAGAAGACTTTGTTGAAGATATCCGCGAACAGTTTGATATAATAACTGATGCGGTAGAAGAAATATGGTCTTTGTGCGGAATAGAAGACTAAAAAAGAAGACTCCCCACGAAAGGGTAAAAGCGTTTGGCGACGGCTTCCCAATTCGATGAGGAGGAACGACATTCGTATGCTCTTATACTAAACACTGGCGTGTTTTTATAGGGGCATAGTCCTGCCATTGTCATTATAACACAAGGGCGGTTGAATGTCAACGAGAAAATAGGAGGAATTTATTATGCAGAAACCTAAAATTGTTTACATTGCCGTTGACGACGACGATTATGAGCTTCCGTTTGCTATGGGCGACACGATGCGAGAGCTCGCCGAAGAGATTGGCGTCTCTACTTGGGATATATGGAACTGCGTCAAGAATCGGGGACGCAGTACAGCGCCTTTCAATCATACATATCGTGTCGAGAAAGTTAGACTTGCCTCTGATATGGAGGACATACTCGACTTTGGCACGGACAGAGACATTTACAACATAACAATTAATGCCTATGTATAAGTCAAATTCAAAAATAATAAAAGGTCTTTCGTTTGCTCTGGTGCTGAGCATAGGAGCGTTTCTTATGGTCGGTAATGCCTTGCCGGTAGAAGCTCCGAGCGCAGAGATAGTTGAAATCGAAACTGAAAACGAATCGGTTTTGGATTTGAAAACGGAAATTGAATCCGAAACAGAAATCGCCTCTACCACAGAGCAAGAAAGACCCACCGATTCAAAGACAAAATATGACGATATAATCGCCGAGATTGCCGAGAAGTACGGTGTCTCGGCGGCTCTTATCAAGGCGGTTATCAAAACGGAAAGCAATTTTAATCCGACTTTGATTAGCGCAACCAACGACTACGGTTTAATGCAAATCAACGCTTGTAATGTATCGTGGCTTACAGACGAGTTGGGTGTCACAGATTTGTTTGATCCAGCACAGAACATCGAAAGCGGCGTGTACATCCTTAGCGGGTATCTGAAGCGCTATTCACTTGCAGATGCGCTGATGGCTTACAACTGCGGCGAGGGTGGAGCAAAACGCCTATGGAAACAGGGTATTCACTCTACTCACTACACGAAAAGGGTATTGGAAAACTTGGATGAATTTGGAGGACTTTATGAATAGACATAAATGTTTTGCGGACAGAGGAAGCTGCTGCGCTGTGCTTACAGAAAAGCTGTGCGAATATGGCGGGTGCCGGTTCTACAAGACCGAACAGCAACTCTACAACGAAAGGCAGTTTGTAGACAGATACATACAGAATAAATACGGAGTTAGCCGTAGGGAATATGTGAGAAGCAAATATGGCAGTGAGCTTTTGAAGTATAGGAGGAGAAGAAATGAGGAAGTCTAAGCTTCTCACTCTAATAGCTCACGAGGTTGTGCCCCGGAAATGTGTAAACAACATGGAGCTTGTCGGCTATGTTGCTCGGTGCAGTCAGTGTGGCGAACCAATAGCAATCTACTATAAACTCGACGACGAGCTGAGGGTTGCGGTTCTGCCGAGATTCAAAAGATATAAGGAACAGATAGAAAACAAATTAAGGAAAGGAAATGATTTATCGAGTGGAAAATAAAATGACATTATTTACGAACGAAGAGCTTGGAAATGTTAGGGCTTTGGAGATCGACGGCGAGCCGTATTTCGTCGGCAAGGATGTGGCTGTAGCGCTGGGGTATAAAGATTCTTCTGACGCTATTAAGAAGCACGTTGACAACGAGGATAAGCTGAGTCGGCGTTTTGCCGACTCAGGTCAGAATCGCGAAATGTATATCATCAATGAATCGGGTCTTTATAGTTTAATCCTCTCAAGCAAACTCCCAAAAGCAAAAGAGTTTAAGCGTTGGATAACCGCCGAAGTCCTGCCTGTTATCCGTAAGACAGGTGGCTATGTAAACGATACGAAACAGTTCGTCGATTACTACTTTGCGGACTGCAATACATATGGGCGAGAAGCTATTGCGCTTATGCTTAACGAAACAAAACGAATGGCAAATCAGTTAAAAGCTCAGGCTCCGAAGGTGCTGTTCGCTGAGGCTGTAGAAAGCTCGAAGACATCTATTCCAGTCGGCGACCTTGCGAAGCTTATAAAGCAGAACGGCGTCGATATTGGACAGAATCGTCTCTTCTCGTGGCTGAGAATGAACGACTATCTGATAAAGTCGGGCGACAGAAAAAATATGCCGACGCAGAAGTCTATGGACTTAGGTCTGTTCGAGGTTAAGATATCGACTTTCTACAGACCCGATGGCACGGTAGATATCACGAAGACGCCAAAAGTTACAGGTAAGGGTCAGACTTATCTTATTAACAAATTCTTGTCGAGTTTAAAAGGAGCGGCGGCACAAAAACCAATAGTGTGCAAGAGAAAAAACAATGATTAATTTAACGCCCGGGCGAAAGTCCGGGCAGAAAGGAAAAATTATGAATTGCAACAAAACGATAGACTTCTTTGCCGAAGCAAAAAGGCTTTGTAATTCACGCACAAGGTGTACGACTAATGCAGCTTACAAAGAGCGATGTCCGCTATTTGTTTTTTGCAAGCACACTATTACAACAAGAAGCGCCGAAAAAGTTATAAAGGCAATCGAAAATCTGCAAAAGTGGAGCGACGAGCACCCGACGAAAACATACGCACAGGACTTTTTTAAGAAGTTCCCAGATGCGCCAAAGGACGGATCTGGGAAAGGAAAATACCCTTGTGCGTGTCGGTGGGTAATATACGGCGAAGAGTGTCCGTATATAAAATGCAGTGAATGCTGGAACGAGCCAATGAATGACGAATAAACACCGAAAGGAGCTAACGAGAGGTAAGAAAATGGATTGCAACAAAACGGTGACGAAGAGTGAAACGCCAATTAAAAGTTTAATCGGCGGCAGCCCTTGCACAAAGTGGAGTATCGCGCAGAAAAACGGACGCGAAGTTCTGCCAGAAGGCATAGGCTGGGAGCTGTTTGAGAACTATCGGATAGCGAAAGAGAAATTCCAGCCCGACATCTTTTTATATGAGAATAACAAGTCGGCGGCTCAGCCCATAAAAGACGCGATTTACTCTACTCTTGGTGGGGGCAAAGACTCATCGGTTCGGCTTACGCACATAGACAGCGCGTTGTTTTCGGCACAACATCGTGAGAGGTTTTATGTTACAAATTTTGGCGACATAGAACAACCGAAAGACAGAGGAATTTTGTTACGCACTGTACTTGAGACTGACCGGGCTACCGACTCGTTTAATTATTATATGCTTGAATCGGTTGTACCAATCAACACTACCGCCGACGGCAAAGCAAGGACTGTTAAAGCGCAGTATCATAAAAGCGGGATAGCTAACTTTGTTACAAATGGCGGGTATTCCGCAACCGTTGTTGCAACGCCGATACGCATAGGAACTATAGAGAGCAATGTAGAGAATAAGTCGCACGACAGCAAACAATATCGTGTATATAGTCCCGACGGAAAAGCAACTACGCTTTGTGGACAAGGCGGCGGAGTCGGAGCGAAGACGGGCTTGTATGCTGTTCCTGCGGGCGGCAAAGTAAAGGGACTCCCCGTTTATGAGGTCAGGGATGGGCTTATAACCGTCAAGGATAAACAATACCCTGTAAAACTGCAAGACGGTTACTACATTATACGCAAACTTACGCCTACGGAATGCGAGAGATTACAGACCATGCCGGACGGTTATACTGCCGCAGTAAGTAACAGCCAAAGATATAAAGCCCTCGGCAACGGATGGACGGCAGAGGTTATTATACATCTCTTGAATCATACGCTTAAAGATGTCTCGAGAGACGAAGAACTTGTAGTCTTGTCTATGTATGATGGTATAGCAACAGGTAGGTATTGCTTGGATAAAATGGGATTTAAGAATGCCAAGTATTATGCCTATGAAATAGACCCCTACGCGCAAAAGATAGCGATGTCAAACTATCCCGATATCATCCAGTGTGGCGATGCCTTTCGGGTTAGGGATGATGATTGGAAAATTCCAGACTAAAAGGAATCGGGTTTTGATTTGAAAAATGAAAATGAGAAGGGGAGATGAAATGGCTCAGGATTGGAGCGGCGATGCAAACTTTGTATATAAAATTATCGGGGCGTCTAACCACTCAAACGAAAATAGGGCAAACGACGACTACTACGCGACTGACCCGAAAGCAGTTGAGGAGCTGCTGAAACGAGAGAAATTCTCTCACTATGTGTGGGAGCCGGCTTGTGGTGGAGGACACATATCGAAAGTGTTGGAGGCTCACGGCTACGACGTTCTATCGAGTGACATTGTGGATAGGGGTTATCCGAATACATGTGTGGCGAACTTTTTGAGAACCAAACCTCATCCCACAAAATATATACCACGCGACATTATCACGAACCCGCCGTACAAATATGCCAAGGAATTTATAGAGAAAGCCTTAAAGTTATCTATGGATTCAACTAAAATAGCTATGTTCCTCAAGGTCACATTTCTTGAGGGCAAGGCAAGACGGGAATTGTTTGATAAAGCTCCGCCGAAATATGTATATGTATTTTCCGGCAGAGTGAACTGTGCTAAGAACGGCGACTTTAGTAAAGCTGAGTCGAGCGCTGTGGCGTATGCGTGGTTTGTTTGGGAGAAGGGGTTCAAGGGTGAACCGAAAATTAGATGGATTTAAACCAAGGAGGAAATCAAATGATATTTAGTATTGTAATGATAGTTATAGCTGTGGTTCTCATGGCTGTAGGTGTGATTTTGGCTTACAGAGAGAGAGAATACGGAGACAACATTTCGGCGGCAATTCCTATAGTAAGTTTTGTACTGGCGATATGTCTATTCGTACTCTCAGCTTCAGCAGCTATTGTGCCGACCGGATATACGGGAGTGAGAACGACACTCGGTCAGATAAGCGACCAGCCTGTACATAGTGGTTTCAACTGGAAAGCGCCCATTGTTCAGAGCATAAAGCTCGTAAATAACAAACAGCAGGACGCGCAGTTCGGCGGCGACAAAATCTGGTCGGAGACTGAAAGTAGAACAGCAATTTACTACGCAGACGTGACCGTTACTTATCAGATTAACCCCGACAGGTCGGCGTGGATCTACGCTAATGTCTCGGACTACAAGAACTCTCTGGTGTCCGAAAACATAGTTGCTTCGGCTATTAAATCCAGTAGCAAAGTGCTTAGCGATACCGACGCGACGAACCGCTCGATAGTTGAACCGCTGATAATGAAAAATCTTCAGGCTTCTATAGACGAGAAGTACGGCGAGGATGTTGTTGCGATACTCAAAGTGACGGTAAACGACATTGACTTTGACGAGTCATATCAGGCGGCGATAGCATCAAAACAACAGGCTCAGCTTGCGGCAGAACAGCAGGAAATCGAAAATAAAAAGGCTGTGGATAAGGCAAAGGCAGACGCAGAGGCGAAGCTTATAAAATCTAAGGCTGAAGCCGAAGCAAATGACACTCTTGAGAAGTCTCTGACGGATAAGATTCTTAAAGAAAAATACATAGAGAGGTGGGACGGAAAGCTCCCGAGTGTGATGACCGGCGACGATGGAAGTTCGATAATGATTCAAAAGTAAGGAGGGAATGAATGAGGGTATTACTGTTGTTGCGCGGTAGTGCTGGGTGTGGTAAGTCAACATGGATTGAACAAAATGGACTTGAATCCTATACACTATCCGCCGACGAGATAAGGTTGATGTACGCTTCGCCCGCTTTAAATGTTTGTGGCGAAGAGTGTATAAGTCAGTTAAATGACACTAAGGTCTGGAAGACACTCTTTCAGATTCTTGAGTCTCGAATGGAGCGAGGAGAGTTCACCGTTATTGACGCGACGAACTCCAAAACTTCCGAGATGAAGCGCTATGCGGAGCTTTGTAACCGTTATCGCTATAGGATTTATTGTGTAGACTTCACCGACATTCCTATTGAGGAAACCAAAAGGCGAAATAAAATGCGACCTATAGTCAAACAGGTTCCTGAAACGGTAATCGACAATATGTACGCTCGTTTCGCTACTCAGAAAATTCCGTCGGGGATAACCGTTATAAAACCGGATGAACTTTCAAGGGTGTGGTTTAACCCTATGGATGTTTCGGAATACGATGCGGTTCACTTTGTTGGAGATGTTCATGGCTGCTATACGGCACTCAAAGAAGCAATCGGGGATGTCACCGAGAAACCTAATGAGCTGTTTGTGTTCTGCGGAGACTATACTGACAGAGGAATTGAAAATGCAGAGGTAGTAAAGGAGCTTCTTCGCATCTATAAAGAACCGAATGTATATCTCATAGAGGGAAATCATGAGAAACATATGTGGGTTTGGGCTAATGACGGAACTACCGGGTCAAAAGAGTTTGAGATGCATACAAGAGCTCAGCTTGAAAGCGCTTCTTTTACTAAAAAGGATGTTCGCAAACTTTACAGAAGTTTCGGGCAATGCGCCTATTATATATATCGTGGCAAAACTATATTGGCTACACACGGTGGTCTTAGTACGCTGCCCAACAATCTCACGCTGGTAGCTACCGACCAAATGATTAAAGGCTCCGGGAATTATAGCGACGCCGATGTTGTTGATCAGTCTTTTTGTGAAAATACTGACGCTTATCAGGTGCATGGGCACAGAAATCTTAAAGGAAATCCCATTCAGACTTGCAGAGCTTTTAATCTTGAGGGGAATGTTGAGTTTGGAGGCTCTATAAGAGTTGTTAGTTTCGTTGGTAATGAGATAAAGGTGAGCGAGTTTAAAAACAATATATATTTACCGACTGAAGAGAGAATTGATTATACTGCAAAGATAAAAAAGAACGAGTCTGTTGCAGATGCTATTCTGGCTCTGAGAGGTAATAAGCAGGTAGTCGAGAAGCAGTTCGGTGATATCTCGTCTTTTAACTTCTCAAAACAGGCTTTCTTTGACAAGATATGGGATGAGCAGACGATTAGGGCACGAGGTTTGTACATCAACATTCCCAAAGGAAAAATAGTCGCAAGAGGCTATACAAAGTTCTTTAATGTAAACGAGCGACCGGAGACAAAGTTTGATATGTTACAGCACAAGCTTAAGTTTCCCGTAACTGCGTATGTTAAAGAAAACGGGTTTCTCGGGTTAGTTTCATATAACGAGATAGATGATTCGCTGTTTGTTACAACGAAATCTAATCCGGATGGTAATTATACATCGTGGCTTAAAGAGATGATAGATAAGAAAATCCCTGTTGATACACAGCAGAAAATGAAAGAATTTTCAAGGGAGAACAATGTAACATTTGTGTTTGAGTGTATTGATATGCAGAGAGATCCACACATAATTGATTATCCGGAAAATCATCTTTTCTTGCTTGATATTGTTTACAACGAGTTGAAGTTCAAAAAGTTCAGTTATGACGAGCTCATAAGTGTTGCAGACAAGTTCGGGCTCGAACACAAAGAGCGAGCTGTCGTAATTAACGATTGGCAGACATTCTTCGATTGGTATTACACGGTCACAGCACCTGATTATCTGTATAACAACAGGCATATAGAGGGATTTGTTGTCGAAGATGCTGACGGTTATATGGTTAAGCTTAAACTTGCTTACTATAATCTCTGGAAATACCTTCGCGGTATTTCCTACAAGGTTCTTAGACGCGGACATCTTGATGGCAAGGAAACTTCGTCTCTTACAACGCCATTAATGAATCAGTATTATGCGTGGCTTAAACGAATTTACGCAGAAACAGAGGATAAAGAGTCGATACCGCGTGATATCTGCTCGCTTAGAAAACTATTCTACGCATCGGACGAAGGAAGAAATTTTACAAAGGAGGGAAACGATAATGACTAACGCATTTCTTTTTAACATTCTTAATCTGATTGGTCTTTATGGTAAAGCAATTCTTGTGTTCATCGAGAAAATACTTGGACTGTAAAATCCAAATAAATAAAAATGAAAAGGAGTAAAACAAATGGGATTTCAGAAAGCAAAAAGAGAGCAGATTTGGCTTAAGGTGTTGCTCGCGGGTCCAAGTGGAAGCGGTAAAACTTTTTCGGCGCTGAGACTGGCGAAGGGCATAGCCGCCGCTGCGGGTGGTAGAGTTGCCGCAATCGACACGGAGAATGGTCGTATAAGATATTACGCAAATGAGTTCGACTTCGACGACCTTCAGCTTCAGGCTCCGTATACTCCCGAGAAATACATTCAGGCTATTGAGGATGCGGTTGACGGCGGATATAAGGCTCTTGTTATCGACAGCATAACTCATGAGTGGGATTACTGTGTTGATTATCACGACAAGATGCCGGGTAATTCTTATACCAACTGGGGTAAGGTAACTCCGAGACATGACGCCTTTATGGAAAAGGTTCTTCAGTCTCCCATACATATTATATCCACCGTTAGAGGCAAGGACACTTATGTTCTTGAGGATAGAAACGGAAAACAGGTTCCTAAGAAAGTCGGTATGGGCTACAAGCAGAGAGACAACACGGAGTACAACTACACTCTAACCTTTAATATCGCGCAGGACACCCACATAGCGGAAGCTCAGAAAGATAATACACACCTCTTCGAGGGCAGATACGATGTGCTGACCGAGCGCGACGGCAAGGCTCTGTTTGACTGGGCAAACGCTGGCGACGCCCCCGCTCCGAAGCCGGTTAATAAATCCACCGCAGAGGAAGAGCCGGTTGCAGATATTCCTGTGGCTGAGAAGTCTAAGATAGAAATGGCTATAGACAGCATTAACAAACTCGCTAAAGAACTTGCAGACAGCGGTGTGGCGAAGAAGACAATTTCAGACACCATCAAGTCGGTTTCGGGTAGTGCAAACTATAATAAGATAACTGACTTTGAGGTAGCGACAGATGTTTATAAGGAGCTTGTAGCCCTTAAAAATAAGGAGGATTAATTATTTATGGTAGAGAATAATATAACAATCATCGGTAGACTTACGGGCGACGTAGAAATAAGAACCGCCGGTAACACAGACAACAGAGTGGCGAATTTCACTGTGGCTGTCAATCGTCCCAAGAGAAAGGACGCAGAAGACGAAACAGATTTCATTCGTGTTAGGGCGTGGAACTCAACCGCCGATTTTATCGAAAAGTATTTCGGCAAGGGTTCTAAGATAGGTGTTAGAGGTTCCATTCGTACAGACTCGTATAAAAACAAGGACGGCGAGAACAGAAGTGTGACATATGTCCTTGCTGACGAGGTCTGCTTTATCGAGTCTAAGTCAACTTCCAGCGGCGGCTCTGAACCGAAAGCAAAGGCGAGTACAAAGAAAGCAAATGTTGATGTCGCTACTGACGACGACGATCTGCCGTTCTGATGAGACATATGGAAAAATACAGCTTTTCTAAGTTGTCTTCTTTCCATCAGTGTCCGTTGCAATATTGGTATACATATATAGCTCGTGAGCAGGGAGAAAATAATGCTTTCGCACAGTACGGAAGTTTCGTTCACTCCCTGCTCGAACGCTGGGGCAAAGATGAACTTGCCGAGTATGAGTTATTGGGTGAATATGAAGATAAGTTCTTCGACCGTGTAACTCAGGAATTTCCACCCAACAAATACACCGACTTGAGTAAGAAATATTATGACGACGGCGTACAGTTTTTGTCAAACTTCGAGGGCGTGGATGCGAAAGAGATACTCGGTGTAGAAGAACACTTCGAGGAGCCAATTGCGGCGGCGGACGGAAGAGACAGCTTCATCATTCAGGGCTTTATAGACCTTATATACATAGACTCGGCGGGACGGTTGGTAGTTCACGACTGGAAATCAAAAGCAAAATTTAAAAACCCCGCCGAGCAGAAGAAGTATGCGAGACAGTTATACATATATTCAATTTATGTCAAGCTGAGATATGGTAAGTTTCCCGATCTACTGAGATTCCATATGTTCCGTAACAGCAAAGATGTGGATATCAAGTTCAACATTGACGACTATTACGAAGCAATAAACTGGATACAGGAGACGGTAAAGGAAATCCGGGATTGCGGTGAGTTTGAAAGCCGACCGGATGATTTTTATTGCCAATATCTGTGCGACATGAGACTAAAATGCTGTGGGGAGACGGCAACGAAGTAGCATAAAGTAAAGGAGGTTGATGATTTATACAGGTATTTAAAAGCGATATTCAAAGAGCGAAAGAGAAATTAGGGGATAGAAATGCTGAGATTATGGTTGAGTTGCTCGGTATTACGAACTGGAATCCCTCAAGAAGAGTCGGGTGTTGCCCGAACCCCGAACACATAGACAAGAATCCGTCGTGCTCGTATAACCCCAAGACTTATTCTTTTCATTGCTTTGCGTGTGGCTTTACCTGTGACATCATAGATGCCTATATCACATCCAAGAAGTGTACTTTTCTTGAAGCGTGTGAGATGCTTTTTGATGAGGCGGGTATACAGTATTCATTCGCAGAGCGCGGAACAAAAGACAGGGCATACAAATACCCCAAGCCCAAGTACGCCGACAACAAAGAAGAGGTGTATAAGTATTGGCGGAAGAGAAAAATATCACCTGAAACAATAGATTATCTGAATATACAGCAGGACGAAAAAGGAAATACCTTGTTCCAGTATTTCGACCTGAATGACGTGCTCGTAATGTGTAAAGTCCGCAAGTCACGCGCAGTGCCTCACGGTGAACTTAAGATATGGTATCTCGAAAACAGCGATTGCTGTAATGTCCTTTACAACATCAATAAAATAAATACCACTCAGCCGTTGATAATATGTACCGGCGAAGGCGACTGTGCCGCACTCATTGAGTGCGGTTTTTACAACTCCGTAAGCATTAACGGCGGCGACCAGAATACGAAGTGGATTGAAGAGTGTTGGGATTTTCTGCAAGAGTTTGACGAAATCATCCTCGTCCACGACAACGACAGAAGCGGCGAGGAATACATAAAGAAAGTTGCTCCGAGGTTGGGTGAATATCGTGTCAAGGTTGCAGAAATCCCATTGTCTCACACCAATGCAGACGGCGAGAAAGTTCGCATAAAAGACATAAACGAACTGCTGTTCTTTGAGGGGAAAGAGGCGGTCAGAGATGTAATCAATAACGCGAAAGAGTCTGAAATTCCCGCGATAGTCGATTACACCGAAGTAAAGAGATTTGATATGTCGGATGTTGAGGGGTTTATAACGGGTTTTGAAGATTTGGACGCTGCGCTCGGCAAGAACTATATGGGTTCTACAACGCTCATAACCGGAATAGCTTCTGCGGGTAAAAGCTCTCTGATATCGACGCTTGTATGCCGATCTATAGAGCAGGGTTATCCTTGTTTTATATACAGCGGAGAGCTTTCAAACCCGTCGTTAAAAAACTGGATTGATTTTGTTCACGCAGGACAGCGGGGACTTGAAGAAGTGCAGGGCGAACACGGCAAGTATTACAGAATCAAGTCTGATGTGTACAGAAAAATCAATTCCTATTATCGCGGACAGCTTTACTTCTACAAAGATTCGTTCTCGCATAAGACTGAAGACCTCCTCGCGACGGCGGAGAGTGCGGTAAGAAGGCTTGGAGTAAAAACGGTATTCTTCGACAATCTCACATCTGTGGATCTGTCGTGCGACGATAACTCAAAGTGGACTAAGCAGGAAGATTTTATAAGACAAATCATTGACTTTGCGAAACGATGGAATGTAGCTTGCTTTGTGGTTATTCACCCGAAGAAAATGGAGCAGGTACGCAAGATGAGCATCTTTGACCTACAGGGTGTTGCTGCCGCTGCCAACCTTGCACAGCGTGTTATATCGTTGTACCGAGTATCACCTAAAGATAAAAAGGGTGTTGTTGGCAGAAACGGCAAGTTTATTACGCCACCCATGAAAGGCAGTGTTGTCCTTGAAGTTCTCAAAGACCGATATGGTAGTGCAAACAACAAGGAATTTGCTCTGTACTACGACAACCCGAGTAAGAGATTCTACACAACGCCGCAGAATCTTGCCCATGCTTATGGGTGGGAAGTCGCCGACGGCGTGACAAGTGCGGAGTTGCCTTACGGCACTCCTGCTTATGACGAAGATATGGACGAGGAGGTGTTTGGTTGACAGACAACTTAGTAATTTATCATCTACATAGTGATAACAGTCTGCTGGACAGTTGCACAGGCTACAAGCTGTATATCGACAGAGCCGCTGAACTTGGACAACCAGCTATAGCGTTCAGCGAACACGGAAAACCACTCAACTGGGTCAAGAAAAAGATGTATTGTGATGAAAAAGGAATTAAATACATTCACGGCGTTGAGATATATTTAACCGAAAGCCTTGACGAAAGGGTCAGAGACAACTACCATACGGTGCTTATAGCTCGAAACGAACAGGGTGTGAAAGAACTCAACCTTGCAGTGTCGAAATCATGCGATAAAGACCACTTTTATTATGTAAATAGATTGAGTTTTGACGAGTTTCTGAAGCTGTCCAACAACATTATCACGACGAGCGCGTGTCTTGCAAGTCCTCTAAATAAGCTTCCCGTAGACCATCCGATGTACGAGAGTCTTATTAAGCGATATGACTTCCTTGAGATTCAGTCTCATGACTGTCAGGAGCAGAGAGACTTTAATGTGCATTTGGCGGAGCTTGCGAAGAAGTACAGTAAGCCGCTGATAGCAGGAACCGATACTCACTCGCTTGACAAATATAAAGCTGAGTGCCGCAAGATATTGCTTAAATATAAAAACAAGTCCTACGGCGACGAAGACACATATGACCTCACATATAAGTCCCGTGAAGAGTTGGACGCTGCATTTGCAAAGCAGGGCGTTCTACCTCCCGAGCTTTACAGACAGGCTATGGACAACACGCTTGTAATGGCTGATATGGTAGAGCCGTTCGAGCTTGATACATCCATTAAATACCCGATACTGTACGGGTCGGCTGAAGAGGATAGCCGAATAGAAGCTGAGCGTGTTGACCGAATGTTCAAAGAGAAGCTTGAGACGGGGGTTATACCGCCCGAGCAGGAAGAGGGGTTTAGGTCAGCGTTAGTGGAAGAGAGACGAGTTTTTGAGAAACTTGGTATGAGTGGTTTTATGCTCTGTATGAGCGAGTTGATATGCTGGTGCAAAGAAAATGATGTACCGGTTGGTCCCGGGCGAGGTTCTGCGGGTGGTTCGAGAACCGCTTTTGTTACAGATATAATTGACTGCAATCCGGAGCAGTGGCATACGGTATTCTCTCGTTTTGCAAACGAGGATAGGAAAGAAATTGGCGATTAATAATGTGGTCGCCCTATATGGCAACATATAGCAAAAAAGCTGGTGAACCCACAAATGTGGGGTGTGGCGAATTATCGCTGCTAACGGTGAACCCTAAATTTATTGATAAGGGAATACCGTGGTAAGTCGGTCTATATCTACGATAGTCAGGAGGTGCTTATGACATTTCGAGACATTAACGGTAGATATAAGCAAATTAAAGATTTTAAAGACTATTTTGTAACAGAATATGGCGAGATTTATTCAACAAGACTTCGTGGTAATGAAAGGGAACCTCATTTGCATAAAATCAAGCCCAAAGATCCGGGTAATCCAAGCAAGTACCTAAATGTTGTTCTCTGTAGTGATTATGGACAAGTAACGAAATCTGTACATAGACTTGTCGCAGAAGCGTTTGTAGGCGGACGTTTTGACGGTGCTGTTGTGAATCATATTGATGGCAATAACCGAAACAACAACGCATCAAATCTTGAGTGGACGACTGTCAAAGACAATGTTCATAAATCATATATTACTTCTGGTAAGTCTCCCGTAAGGAATAGCAAAATATGGCGACTTGTGGACGCGAATGGTGTAGTTATAGGAGATTTTCGCGGACACCATAAAATGGAAAAATATGTTAAGGATTCCAAAATTAATGCATCGCCAACTCAGCTAACCCGGAATGGGAATAGCAGAGGATATACAATCATTAAAATCGCAGATATAGACTGAAAACTGTAACGACTATCCGAGAGGAGTACAGCAACGGTGAAAGTCCGTTGTTGGAAGCGCCAGCCTCCACATATGGATAAAGATATAGGTTGGGAGCGCCAATCTCCGTATGTGGATGAAGATATAGTCTACTCCCCTAATAAATATCGGGAAACCGAGGGTATAAAGGATCGACGTCGATGTTAAGAAGACCGACCAACCCAAAGTCTTTAATTACATATATAAGCGTTTCGGGGCTCGTAAGACGTCGAGAGTCCCGTCGTTCGGAACTTTACAGAAAAGCGCTGTTATAAAATGTGTCGGCAACGCTCTCGCAAAATATTGGGAAGAAGAGAGAACCGGCAAACCTTTTAGACCAGCTGATAAATTTTCGCCAGACAATCCGTATTCTCTGTCTAATGTGGATAAGATTGCAAGTCAGTTCGCGACGGATGAGGGCGGTACAAGGACTAAATTTCCTAAACTTTTTTACTATTACGACGGGCTTTTAGATACGAAAGTTTCTCAGTCGATTCATGCTGCGGGTATAGTAATCAGTCCGTTAACCCTTGATGATACATATGGGGTCTTTGATAAGGATGGCGACCCGTGCCTTTTTATAGATATGGACGAGTTGCACGAAGTCGGAGCGGCAAAGTTTGACTTTCTCCCGCTTAGTAATGTTGGAATTATTAGCGATACCTGTAAACTCGCGGGTATACATTATCCGCGTATGAATGAGATTAATTTTGACGACCAAGCAGTATGGAAAGATATGCTAAGAAGCCCCGTAGGAATTTTTCAGATGGAATCATCTTTTGCGTTCTCGCTGTTAAAGACGTTTGAGCCCCATTCAATTTTTGATATGGCTTTGGTAACAGCGGCTATTCGACCGTCGGGAGCTTCGTATAGAGATAGGCTAATGAAAAAGATTCCTAATAAAAACCCGTCAAAGGAAATAGACGAGCTCCTTAAGAATAACTTGGGGTATCTAATATTTCAGGAGGATATTATAGCGTTTCTTCAGCAAATGTGTGGGTTGTCAGGTAGCGAGGCTGATAATGTTAGACGAGCTATAGGGCGTAAAGACGCCGAGAGGTTAGAAAAAGCAATACCAAAGATACTTAACGGGTATTGTGAGCATTCGAGTAAACCAAGAAAAGAAGCAGAAGAGGATGCGAAGGCTTTCTTAAAGGTAATCGAGGACGCATCTGAGTACAGTTTTGGTTACAACCACGCTGTAGAATATTGTCTTACGGGGTATTTGTGTGCATATCTTCGCAAATATTATCCCTGTGAATTTATTACGACTTATCTGAATAGAGCTGCCAAAGAAGAGGATGTCGTCAACGGCACTACGCTTGCCGCCGAATATGGATTTAAGGTAACACCTCCTCGTTTCGGCGCGTCGAGAGATGTCTTCTATTTTAACAAGGAGAAAAAAGAAATAGCAAAGGGATTAACGAGTGTTAAGTATATGTCCGCTGCTCTTGCAAATGAGCTGTATGACATATACGACGAGGTAAAAGGAAAATCGTTTATGGAGGTTCTTAAGGCTCTCTCGAAGACCTCTATTGATACGCGACAGCTCGATATCCTAATTAAAATTGGCTACTTTGAAGAGTTTGGAAATATGGGAGAGCTGCTGAAGCTTGTACAGGTGTACTCGTTCTTTAAGAACGGAACTGCAAAATCTGTTAGCAAGTCCAAGGTCGTAGGTTTCCTTACGGATATTATCTCAGATTATGCGACGGATAAGGGTGTCAAGGGGAATGAGCTTAAGTCTTACACAATAACCGACATGGACGGGCTTTTAGCTGCCTGTGAAGAGCAAATCAGAAAATCAGATGTTCCGGACTTAACCCTTAAAGTCAAAATACAGAATAGTATCGAGTATCTTGGCTATGTTGGTATTCAGACCGGACTGCCCGAAGACCGTCGTAAACTTCTAATAACAGAAGTATTCCCTATGCGTGGACAGAACGGTGTGCCGTGGGGGTATAAAGTGAATACGCAGAGTCTGGGTACAGGTAAGCAGTCGTCGTTGACGATACCGGCGAGAATATATGCCGAGAATCAGGTAGCGAAGGGTGATATCGTGTATGCCGACAACTGCTACAAGAACCCGAAAGGATATTGGTATCTTAACGCTTATAGAAAGATGTGAGGTGACAACGATGAGTAATGTTGATGTCTTTGAAATATTGGGTGTTGCGGTTTTCTCGGCAAATTTGGTGCTATGTGTGGTTACAGAGGTACATGAACTGATAGTTTGGGTAAAAAAGAAGCGCCACGAACGAGCCGAAGAGCAAGAAATGATAATTATGCTCAAAGATAAAAATTATCGATTTAGTAATGAAATTTGCGCTCTGAGAGCAAAAGTGACTGAACTCGAAGCGAAAGCAATACCAAAGAAAGTTGAAAATCATGCGATAGATTGGCATGGGTATATGATATACGACTGTGAATGCCCGAGCTGTAAAACAGAGCACAAGGAGATGTATCCTTTTGCTTATTGTCCACATTGCGGACAAGCTTTGGATTGGGGTAATTATGAAACTCCTAACCCTGATGATTATTGCAGTTACGGAGAATTGAAAGACGGTGACACAGAATGAAAGCAGAGAACAGAATAAGATTCGAAAGGATAACAGGTCAGATTGAAGGTTTGTCCTTTTGCATTGAAAACAAGGAAATATCAGGAGCACTGCTTGACATAGCCGAAACGATCGACAGCGTTATCAAAAGCGAAAGTGAGGACGGAGGGAATAACAATGGCTAATGCAGATAGATGTGTATGTTGCGGAGAAATAGTCCCCGAAGGTCGGCAGATTTGCCCGTCGTGCGCGGCGGCATACATAACGACGAGAGATATGGGTAACGGAAGGAATCCCGACAGAATAGACGGCTTTCTTGAAACGCTTGGTCGGGCGTGGAAGAGGGTTCCCGATTGGAGGTTCTTTCAGCTGATATGCAACATCCAAAGAGCAATGCACTCTGATGGATTTTATTTAGAGGACGGTGACTCCGAGCAGTTTATTAAGGAGATGTTTAAGTGAAAAAAGAGTTTAATGAGTGCGTCGGATGTCCGCCTGAACTTGGGTGTATCGGTGACTCGTGTCCACATAGGCGTGTTACTCGATACTTCTGCGACAAGTGCGGTGAAGAGGAGACACTTTATTATGTGGACGGCGACGAACTGTGTGCAGAGTGTGTGCTGGACGGGCTTGATATTGTCGAGGGTTCGGACGAATAGAGAGGAGAGGTTAAGTGGGCAGAATTGAAAATGCAATAATAACCGGCACGATGCTGTGGCGAGAAGACCACGGGATACTGATATGGACAATATATATGGAGTCCAGATGTTGTGTTTGGGGCGTCGGCGGATATGCGTTGGATGGTTATGATCGAGAGACTAAAAAGAGGGTCTTTAGCGCCAAGTCTATGGAGTCTATTTCTGAAGTATTAAGGGTAGTCGGCGTAGATAAATGGGAAGATCTTCCGGGCAAATATGTTCGATATGAAGATAATGGGATGGGTTCTTCGGTGACAAAAATCGGAAACATCATCTCAGACAAGTGGTTTGATATAGCTGGCTTTTTTAAGGGGGATAGCGAATGATAAAAATTGAAAATGTTGATGTGTATGGATTTGAAGCATCCATTAGAGGTATGAGGTCGCCAATGAACTCTTGGGATAAGAGTGACAGTGGCTGGGTTTCGCCTCGTGCGAGTAATCTTTTTCCGACAATTTATGTCGTGGGGTCTAAAGATTTAGATCTCATGACTCGTCTCCGTAATGCCGGTACTGACCATCGTAAGTTTATGAGAATGATTACGGTGTATGTGGATATAACAGCTCCGCTGTATTGGTGGTCTGAATATGACACATACAAGGTTGGAACGGTCGCAAACTCATGCTCCAAAATGCACAAACTACTTTATAAACCGTTTGAAATGTCCGATTTCAGCTTTGACAAGCTGCCGGGATATAAAAACGAAATTAAGCAGTTTCGTCCAGAAGTCGATGTTGAAGCGGAGATTTGGAGAAGAATTGATTATAATTATGATGTAAGTAATCAGGGGCGAGTAAGGCACGGCTCAAGGGTTCTTTCTGGAAGTGTCCATAACGACAATTATATTTTTGTAAGCTTACACGGAAAGCAACGTCCGGTTCATCGTCTTGTTGCAGAGGCGTTTATCTCAAACCCAGAGAATAAACCGGAAGTCAACCATATAGACGGGAATAAAATGAATAATGTTGCAAGTAATCTCGAATGGGCTACAAGATCCGAAAACCAGAAACACGCTGTGCAGAACGGCTTGCAGCCGAAAGCCACCAAAACATATCAGGGAAAGTTTACAGCCGAACAACGCGAGGTAATTAAGCGCGTTTGGGATTCGGGAGCGTTGAGCAAACGGGAACTCGGAAAGAAATTTGGCGTTTCGCATACCTGTATAAACGACATTATTAACGACAAATACAAGTATGCAGAAGCGGTGAATGTGTTTGAGGAAGTCGCGAGACCGTTGGTAGATACGCTGAACGAGCTGCGAGACTCCTACTTCACTTGTGAAAACGAATTGGGGCAAAAACAGATCTGGTATTCGATTTTGCAACTACTCCCGGAAAGCTATAACCAGCGTCGCACCGTAATGTTGAACTACGAAGTTCTGGCGAACATGTATAAGTCTCGTCGCAATCATAAGTTAAATGAGTGGCATACCTTCTGCGACTGGATTGAGGGGCTGCCTTATTCGGAGCTGATTACTGGAAAGGAGAAAAATGATGAAAGTATCTGAAATTTGCAAAATTGTGAATGATTGTGATAGACTTCATGATATTTTGCGCCAAAAAGAGCATAAGCTAATTAGCTCAGAAATTCAGGAAATTCGCAATTTGTTATGGGGTTACAGAGAAGAACTTATGAAGAAAGAAGTTAAATAAGGAAAGAAGAAAAATGCTGAAAGCCATATGTGATATTTGTGGAATAAGACCTGCTGATAACCATTTTAAGGTTAAAAAAGAGATAGAAACTTGCATTTATTGATATGGGAATCGTATTTCCAAAAAAGGAATGGATTAATGTTGATATTTGTAAAGAGTGTTATCAGAAACTACTTTTCAAATCATCAGTAAAGGAGAAAGTAAATGACGAACATGACAATTGCTGAACTGAAGAGGGTTATATCAGATCTCCCTGATAATATGCCGATAATTATACCAGATGATTGTGTTCGTATATTTGGGTTCCGCTTCGTTCGTGTTGCGAGTATACTTTTTAGCGATGTAGAAAAATATCGAACAGCTCTTTGCTTGAATACTGCTACTGATGAGGATATCACCGATCAGTCGTATTTTTCAGGAAGAAACGCTAATGTAGAAAAGATTCTTTTTGGTCCTTCTGAATATGACCAGAGAAAGGAGAATTAAATGAAATTCGTTGTTAATGAACTTCCATATTATGAGGAACTCTGTCCTCTTTATATGATGTGCGGAGATAATGCAAGCAATAGTCTTGTTCATAATGCGGGCGAGGACGAGGAGGACTAATATGGACGCAGTAGATTACCTTAAGACAAAAGAGCGAGTGTGCGGAAAGTCATCTGGTTGCTCCATGTGTCCGCTCGCTATGGGTAAACCCCTTGGCTGTGAAACCGTTGAATCCCAGCGTCCCGAAGAGGCTGTCGAGATAGTTGAAAAGTGGAGCGTAGAACACCCGGTAGAGACATACATGAGCGACTTCCTCAAGAAGTTCCCGAACGCGATATTTAACAATGATGGCTATCCCTCTGACTGCGTGAGATACCTTTACGGCAACGACCATACTCCACTCGGCGACCGTGGGTGCGTTGGTGTTTCTTGCTCAACTTGTTGGAATAGACCTATAAAGAAAGAGAAGTGTAGATATTATAAGGCTGAACACGGAGCAAAAGTGTGCATCGGTCAAAAGGGTGAGCCGTCGTGTAAGTGTGGCGGCGACGTGAATTGCTGTGAGAGAGACTAAAAGGAGAAGATAAATGGGTTATTACTTTAACAGAGAAGATATTTTAAATGGCGCAAAAGACTGCGTTTGCAGGAGCAGGGAGGCGGAATACAGCTCGCCTGAGAACAGCTTTACTGCGATAGCAAATTTGTGGACGAGCTATCTCGATGCGGCGTTCCCGGACGAAAAGGTTTTGCTGACCTGTAAAGATGTCGCCGCCATGATGGTGCTTTTTAAAATGGCAAGGGTGGCGACCGGTAGAGGCAAGGCTGATAACTGGATAGACGCGGCGGGGTATGCGGCGTGTGGTGGTGAGACCGAGAAGATAATTCGACCTGACACAGAAGTCTCGAAGGACACTGACTGTGAGATGGTTGTATGAGAAAGAAAGAGCTAAAACAGGAGCTAAATTCTCTACGCACCGACCTCGAAGCCGCTAAGAGCAATGCTGATTTTTGGAAGGGATATGCGGAGTTCAGTCAAGAAAAATTAGAAGATAACAAACAACTCCGTGAGGAGAACTTAAGACTAAACAAGCTGCTCGCAGAGGTGACAAGTGACCTTAACGCACTTCGCCGAAGTAGTGGATTCGCTCATGCTTACTGCGCTTACGATGAGTGGTTAGACAAAGAATACTGTGACTGTTGCAGAGAGAACGGATATAACGATTGGAAATGGAGAGGAGCTTTAAAAAATGAAGAGAATCATTGACGAGATATTTGACTGGATTACAGCAATAGATGAGGCGATAGAAATAACTGCCAAAAATGAGGCTCATAGCGACCATAAGGGTGACGAGCCACAGATACATACGTGTCCCGCAGACTGTAAGGGAGTACCCGGTGCAAACTGGCACTCAATAAAAACTGTCGGCGACCTGCCCGAATACAGTGGTAAATTTATCGTGACGATTGAGGAGTTTTTCTATTCAATCAATTGTATACACTCGGGACCCCGCAACGAGAGAGCGACCGTTACAGCGTGGTACGACGCCGACTCGATGACTTGGGAGATTGACGGCGTGGACGAACCTATAGACGCAGTTGAGGGTGGAAGTGTTGGCGGTGTGCTCACCTTTGTGGTGGCGTGGCAGATACTTCCTGAGCCTTACGAGGAGGACTGATAGGATGATTAATATTCTTAGAAATGGAGCAAGCAAAACACTTGAGTTTAAGTGTTCAACCTGCGGGTGCGTTTTCGAAGCAGACATAAATAGCTATGTTCTGACGGGAGAGGAGATTGTTCGTGAGTCATACGATGGGGCGCACAAAGTTGTTGTGTATGCACCTTATACAATGTCAAAATGCCCGTGCTGCGGACGAGTAGCATACGAGGCTTAACTTATATATACGGAGGTTTACAAAACATGAAAGTAATACTTTATACGACGCATTGCCCTAAATGCAATGTGCTGACGACCAAACTGAAATCGAAGGGAGTGGACTACGAAGAAATTACCGATGTGGATGTTATGAGAGACAAGGGTTTTATGTCGGCTCCTATGCTTGAGGTTGACGGAAAGACAATGACTTTCGTCGAAGCAATTAAATGGGTTAACGAGGTGGTGTGATATATGAAGTTCAATATAGATAGTCTCGATAGAAGTTTTGTAATTGAATATAATCGTCTGCAAAATGCTTACCCAGAGAGGCTGAACGAGCTCAATGGGTTTGGAGATAAACAGCTCAACTATACCGATTTCATCGACAATTTTGTTGATAAGCAAACCATAGCAGACGCGAGTATAGATGGCAACGCGAATGTTGCACACAAGGATATTGTTTCACTCATAAACGAAATGTCGAAGCCCCATTCAAAACTTTTGGCGTTCAACAAGATATTTCATGAGCTGACTAAGAAGTATGGGCACGAGGATGCCACTGAGTGGCTGAAGGGCGAGTGGGATGGACACTTTTATCTGCACGACGCTCATAGCTCGTCTTGGGTTCCGTATTGCTTCGCTTATGATATAGACGAATTAGTGAAGCGCGGACTCTATTTCATAGATAACTTTAATGCGGCTCCGCCTCAGCACCTCAATACATATACTGATTTTGTCAGCGAATTTGTGTCATGGACGTGCAATAGGTCTTCAGGCGCGGTTGGGCTTCCGAGTTTTCTCATCTATTCGTATTACTTCTGGAAGAAAGATTGCAACGAGGGTTACTTTGTAAAGTCTCCTGAATATTACAGAGACCAGTCTTTTCAGGAGATAATATATCGACTTAATCAGCCCTATCTGAGGGGCGGAATCCAGTCGGCTTTTACCAACTTTTCGATATTTGACAAGCCATACCTCGAAGCGCTCTTCGGCGGTAAAGAGTTTCCCGACGGCACATTCATTATAGATTATATCGACGAGATTAAAGAATATCAGAAGGCGTTTATGAAAGTGCTTTCAGATACAAGAAGAGAGAACCTTATGACGTTTCCGGTCGTTTCGTTTGCTCTTCTTAGACAGAACGGCAAGTTCGTAGATGAGGATTTTGCAAAGTGGTGTTGCCGTCATAACATGAAGTGGGCGGATAGTAACATTTTCGTATCAGAGGATGTTACAAGCTTGAGTAACTGCTGTCGTCTTAAGAGCAACATAAAGGAGCTTGGCTACTTCAACAGCATCGGCGGGTCGGCGCTTGAGGTTGGATCTATTAAGGTAAATACAATAAACCTTGCCCGTCTTGCCTACGAGACAACATCAGAGGAAGAGTATCTTGAAGCTCTTAAGGGTCGAGTAATTACCTGTGCAAAAACTCTTGATGTTATTAGAGATATTATGAAACGAAACACAGAAAAAGGGCTGCTTCCCAACTACGCGCTCGGTATTATTAACATGAAGTCGCAGTACAACACCGTTGGTATTATCGGTGTGTATGAAGCGTTGCAGAAGTTTGGCTACACCTATCGCGACGAGTTCGGCAATACATATTATAAAGACGAGGGCGTAGAGTTTGCCAAGAAGATACTCGCGACAATTACCGAGATTAAAGACGAGTTCGTCAAGGACAAGGATTACATGATGAACATCGAACAGGTTCCCGGAGAGAGAGCTGCGGCTGTTCTTATGGAAAAAGACAAGCTATTCTTTCCCGATGAGAAATACGACCTTCCTCTGTACGGCAACCAGTGGATTCCGCTCGGCATAAAGACAACCATAGCTGAAAAGGTTAGAGTGAGTGCTATCCTTGACAAGGCTTGTTCAGGCGGCAGTATAGTCCATATTAACATCAGTTCTCCATTCAACAGTTTCGATGAAGCTTGGTATATGATGAATTATGTTGCGGACGCGGGTGTTAACTACTTTGCTTTTAATCTTCGCATATCGGCTTGTGACAACAATCATGGATTCTTTGGAGATACTTGTCCCGAGTGTGGACACCCCGTTGAGACGACATATCAGCGTATAGTTGGCTTCCTTACGCCTACTAAGACCTATTCTGAGGCTCGTAAGAAAGAGTTCGCTATGCGCGACTGGTTCGACCTTAACAATATAGGAGAACTTTAATGCGAGTAAAAGCAATCGAAGTAGAGGCGTTTGGGGATTATAAATATCCTGCAATGCTTATAGGTGCTAACGGTTGCGACTGGAAATGCGAGAGAGATTGCGGGGAGAAGCTGTGTCAAAACTCTTCCCTCGCAACTTCTCCCACTATTGAGGTTGCTCCGTATAGACTGTTTGAGCTTTATCAGTCGAGCACTGTGACGAGAGCAATTGTGTTTGGCGGATTGGAACCCATGCTTCAAATAGAAGAGGTTCTTGAAGTTATTGATTATTTTCGTCAGCGCACAGACGACCCCATCATAATTTACACGGGGTATACGCCCGATGAAATTGAACCTAAACTAAACGAGTTCAGACGATACAAAAACATTATCGTAAAGTTCGGACGGTTTGTCCCAAACCAAGAGCCCCACAGAGACGATGTTCTTGGGGTAATGTTGGTAAGCAACAACCAGTATGCGAAGAAGATAAGTTAAGGAGGTAATATGGAAGATAGACTTATAATTAAGTTTGAATTAAAGACCCAGAAAGGGTATCAACCTACAAAGTTTATATCTACTCAACCGCCTAATAAAGGCTCAAATGTTCAGCCGGCAAAAAACGATAATACTTTCCTTATACAATGTGGTTATCCGAGACGAGACAATATTTTTATGGAGTCTCTTACAGACGACGAGCTTGAGGCGGTAGCTTACTTTCTTGAGGATTATAGACTGGATAAGAAGAATAAGGAGAAAAATAATGAAGAAGATTAAAATAAAGTATCATGACGCGAATATGGAGCGTCTTCAGAAAATATCACAGGGTGACTGGATAGATCTCAGAGCTGCTGAAACTGTAGAACTTAAGAGGGGAGAGTTTAAGATTATATCCCTCGGCGTATCTATGAAGCTTCCCGACGGTTACGAGGCTCATGTTGTACCGAGAAGCAGCACATACAAGAACTTCAAGGTCATACAGGCTAACAGCATGGGAATTATAGATAACAGCTACAGCGGTGACAACGATGTGTGGATGTTCCCTGCGATAGCTCTTGAAGATACAAAAATTGAAAAGGGTGACAGAATATGCCAGTTTCGCATAGTGAAGTCTATGCCTAAAGTGCGTCTCGACGAAGTAGACCATCTCGACGACCAGTCCAGAGGTGGGTTCGGTTCTACGGGAGTGAAGTAATGAAGAATAACAAGCTTTTGTTTTATGCCTTGTCGTTCACTTGGGGCTTGCCTATGACGCTTGTCGGTGTAGTCGCCGCCGCAGTTATGCTGTTGCTCTTCAGGAAGCCGGAGCTGTGTGGCTATTGTATAAGGTTTAGGATTGGCAACGGCTGGGGTGGTGTGTCGCTTGGACTAACGATAATTACAGACAACCAGTCAGAGAGCGAGATTACATACCACGAACACGGTCACGCAATTCAGAACACGCTCTACGGTTTCTTTATGCCGGTTCTCGTATGTATTCCCTCGATGATACGATATTGGCATAGAGAATACCTTGTGCGGATAAAAGGGTATAGATATAGCTCTTTACCCGCTTACGACGACGCATGGTATGAGGGACAAGCGACCAGATGGGGCACAGAATTTATGGCAAATCTCGGACGGTAATTTTAGATTTGTTGAGGCTGGCATAAAGAAACTGCGAGGACGAATATAATAAAGATATTCTGTCAACAAAAATTATTGATTGCGTTTTTATAAAAAGGAGGCGAATTATGTTGAAAAATAAGAAAGATGATGATATAATCTACCATAGACTGAGGTGGGATTATATGAACAACAACGTATTAGTAAGCACTGCTATGTTGAGTGCGTTTTGGGAAAAGGAGCGTAAGGACACATTTGATTTGCTGTCTCCTTTTGTAGAATATTCTATAGCCAAAACGACAAATGTTGGGGAGCTTCTGCAAATACAGGATTTGCAGAACTATCTTAAAACTGAATTTGGGTATGAAGAAATTCCTATAAACGCCATAACTTTAATACTCAACAGACTCTCTCCAAAAATTCTTAAACGCGAAAACAAGCAATATCGGTTGATGGAATCGCTCGATTCAAAGATAGATAAATTTGAGGACGAGAGAGTTAGGTATAAAGAGCGAGCGGAAAAGGTGGCTTCAGTTTTAACTGATTACTTAAACGCACGTTTGTCCGCTAAATTTGATCGAGAAAAAGCACTAAATGCTCTAATCGATTTCTTTGCGATAAATGGTATGTATGTTATTAGTAATATAACTGCTTTGGACTTACTAAAAAGTAAAGATGATGAGCTTGTGTACTGTATAGCTCAATTTGTTGTAAACGAATATGAGCAAGATTCCTTAGTGTTCCATTATATTGTCAGTATGGTAAAAGGTTTTTTTGTTTCGACGGCTATATCGTTACAGCCGCAGAATACGGATGTCACTGAGTCGAAGTTTAAAGAACTTAAGTGTTATGTAGACACCGGGGTGATTATAAACGCTCTTGGCATGACATCCAAAACAGAAACTGTCGCTGCCACAGAATTATTAACCATGTTGCGAGAAAAAGGCGCAGAACTATATTGCTTTAGGCACACATATTGGGAGATTATTTCCATTATAGAAGCGTATAGAAATTCTCTTAAATACCACAACTCATCAAAAAATGATACATTTCATACATTAGAAGGCTGGGACGAGAAGGAATATACAGTATCTGATGTTGAAAGACAGAAAAGCTTATTAGAAAACAAGATTAAATCTATTGGTATTAATATTGTCGAAGCGCCAGATTGTACGAAAAATACCGACAAATATCCGTTGGATTATATTGATTTTAAGAGTTATATAGGTGAGAAAATTAGTTACGCAAAAGAGGATGCTCTTGACAGAGATATTAAGAGTATTGCCTCTATATTGTTGATGAGAGATGGCTGTAGTTCCGATTGTATTGAGGGGTGCGGGTTTATTTTTGTCACTTCTAATATTAGGCTTGTTAAACGCTCTAATGAATATTTGATTAAATCTAACATTGTTAGAGGCGACAGCGTTATGCCAATAAATACGGATATAGAACTGTCATCTATTGTCTGGCTAAAGTGCTATGCCTCCCATAAGGACTACCCAAGAAATAAACTGATAGAATATGCTTTTGCCGCATTAGAACCAACCGAAGAAATACTTAAGGCGTTTCGGGAGACGGTCGATAAAATGCGGGCTGATGGCGGCATTACCGAAGAAGAAGCCGCTATTATAAAAACCGATCACTTTAGTCGCCGTAAACTCGCCGAAACGGCGCGGGGTAATCCGGAGCGTGTTGACGAAAACGCTATATATGAAATTAAGGCGGAGCTTAAAGATCGCCTTGTTGGTGATGTTAGGAGGGAAAAAAGATGCAGAGATAGAGGAGTATCGGGTTAGAGAAGAACTTATGTTAAAGGATCATCAAAGAGTCTCAAAAGATTATCAAAAAAAATCTGAAGAATGTATGAAGATATCCGAGGAGAAGAAAAAGTTTGAAGATCGTACAAGAGATTGTATAATTAGAAGCGTTAAAGCGCACGGTAAAAAGGTCGAGAAGCGCACACGCATAGTATGTAAAATCTTGTTCTATACTCTTTTGGTGGCTTTTATTGTTGTATCTATCGTCGCGGACGTTATCAATAGCGGTGGCAACGTTTGTAACGGGTTTGTCGTGTTTTCGCTCATTTTGGGTACTTTAGCAGCTATTGACGGGGCTATATCTAAACTTAATTATGTTTCTCGGATTACAAATAAAATAGCTTATAAAGCATCTACTAAAGCGATGGACAAAGAAAAAGAGAAGAGTAAGCAGGAATTTAACGACGTAATAAATTTTGATGATTTTATCGCAAAATAAAGAATAACGGTTGACTTCCTTTATTGATGTGGTATAATTCCAGTTGAGAACCTCTCGGTTCCTATACACCTATTTAAGAGCGGTTTTGCTTAAGCAAAACCGCTCTTGTCCTATAAAAGGTATTGACAATATATTTCTATAAGTTATAATTAGCTTGTGGATAAAACAAACGGTAAGGAGGAGCTTTATGACTTTAGAGAAGTATTTTGAAAAGACCGGCAAAATTTATGGTGTTTCAAGTAAGTTTGATTTCGGTGAATGGCATCACCGATTAGCCGAGTTTGACAGCTTGGAAGAAGCCTATAAGTGGCTTAACACTGAAGAGGGCGACTTCCGCACAAGAGAGATTGGGTCGAAGACTCACATTGCTAAGATTGCTGGTATAACCCCTCAAAAGTTAGACGAAGAACTAAAGCCTTATTTTATGAGATAATTTAGGTAAAAAAAAGCGGGTAGGGATTTCTCCCTACCCGCTTTTTTTTACTTAGCCTTCTTCGTTCTCGTTTGCGTCTTCGTTAGGTTTTACTTCACTCTGTTCTTTAGCATTGCCCTGAGCATGAAGAAACTCGTCCGCCGCCTGAGCTGCCGCAGTGAAACTGTTATTCTTCCAGTAGCTGACGACGCCAGTTACGATGGCGAGCACGACACTGACTATTGCGTACAGCTGATTCTCATCAAAACTGATGCCCGCAACGCCAAATGCGCCGAGTGTGAGGTTGACAAGAGAGCCTACCATAAGAATAAGGCGAACCCAAGTACCAACCGACACATTACTAAGATTCTCAATAATGTCTTTGAATTTCTGCATAATCTTACCTCCCGAATATAAATGCGATAAAGGCTGTCACAGCAGCACCGATAAGAGCAGACACAATGGTCTCCCAACGCTTGCTGGGGCGGTCTTTTAAATCGTCTATTGCTTGCTGAAGCTTTCCGAGGGTTTCAATAACCGTGTTAAGCTTAGAAGTAACAACGCTCTGAGTTTTATCTATATCGTCAACCTCTTTATCAAGAGTGGTGTACTCTTTTTCAAGCACCTCGACGCGCCTTTTGAGGTTCTTTATCTCTGTCTCTAAGGCGTCCATACTGATTGCCATTACGATACCTCCTTAAGATATTTAACGGCAACCCATGACATGATATCCGAAAGCAGAGCCTCCTTCACGCCACTGTTTATTTGAATTTTTGAGACCTTGTGTTTTGTGGGCGCGAGCTGAGCTTTAGGCACAGCCTTACCTCTCGTATTAGAGAGTCCGCCGTAAACTGCCCCAGTCTTAATTGTTACTGTGGAGCCTACGCCTATTTTTTTTGACGCACTCTTAACCAACGAAAGGTCTACCGCGTACACCCATGAGTTAATCTCCTTAAGCAAAACTTTGTTTCCACTCACAGACTTAACTGTGTGTTTACGGAGCTTAACCCATATAGGAATACTCTGTCCTGTGGCATACTTCTTGCCCGTAATCTTAACGATATCTCCCGCCTTTATGGCAGAAGCGGGCTGGGTAGGGGTGGATGGCGTTGTCGGCGTAACAGCTGGCGCACTCGCTGTTGTCTTCTTAAGTTTATATACAGAAGCAACCGCGTCGGCTATTGCAATACCGCACTGTTTCTGCCCAGATGCGTTCTCAACGTGTTTACGATCAGAGGTTGTATCAATAAAAACGGTCTCGACGAGGAGGCTCTGACATTTGACCTCTCTAACGAAACCAAAGTAGTTTGTGTTATTTTGTACCTTAACTTTTGCGCCACGATTTGGGATGCCGAACTTTGTAGCAATACTCTTACTAATCGCACCGGCTATTGTCTTGCCGGCGTTGTTGCCTACTTTATAGTAAACCTCAGAGCCCGTGCCGTGTGCGGCGTTAAGATGTATCTCCATAGCAAGGTCATACTTGCCAGCATTTATAGTCTTGATACGACTATAAAGACTCTTATCTGCGTCGTAATTTATCAGCGTTACATTACAGCCGTACTCACGAAGAGCTGCCGCCGCGTACTTACCGATTTCTCGACCTATCTTAAATTCTTGAAAACCGCCACTACACGCTCCGCTGTCGTAGCCGCCCCTTTCATTTTTACCGTGTCCGATAGACATAGCTATGTTCATATTTAATCCTCTCTTTCTATGCCATCTCAAAATTATTTATCTTTAGGCGCGAATATCTTCCCGTAGACAATAGGTGATTTAACAATAAATTTATCGCTCCCCGCTAAAACCTGTATGGCTATCTCGCCGTCTTTCTTTGTCAAAATAGAAGGAACGATATATGATAAAAACTCGTCATCTACTTTAATACCGCTAACACTTTTTACAGTGTCGCCCACAAGAAAATCTATAGAATAAAAGTCCGCGCCTTGTAAATCTGGTGTGAGTTGAAAAATAAGCTTAGTCGCCTCATTTTCTCCGATATAACCCATATTAAAGCGAGAGCTTCTCCATAAATCAATTATTACTTCTCGCATTAGCTCAATTCCTCAAAATATATTCCGACGAGCTGCGACGGTACATAGTGCAGTATAGTACCTTGACCGTTGCTGTCGTCGCGTATGCACTTGTATGTTTTGCCGCCGTCGAGATAATACTTGTCCTTGAAATACCTCATGCCAGCCGCCGCTGTAATAGGATTATCAATCGTGCCGTCCTCGCCGACCGTGATAGGCTCCCAGTGCGCGGCGGTGTTTTCAGGCTGCCATGTCGGGTTTGCCGATATAGCGTTATAGCACCGATACAGACCGCTCGGTCTGCGGACTATACTGCCGACTGCGTAATCGACATAGCCACTCCAAAGCGGATAAAGCTCTGCGTATTCAAGTGCCTCCGCGTCGCTCGTGACCTTTGTCAACACGCCGTTGATTTTGTCGCGATAAGCCTTTGCCTCTGAGCGTGTCATGCGCTGTCACCTCCTGTGATTATTTCAAGTGCCTCGGAGTCAGATATCGGGTCATCGTCATTCTGCGGCTGCTCCGTCCACACCTGCGTTATTTCTGTTTCAGTCTCCGCCCATGAATCGACATAGCTCTTTCCGTCAGACGGATATTCCGTTAAAATTATCAACTTATATCCATACTGCAAAAGCAAATTGGGGTCAGTAGTAAACACGTCGCCGTCCGCCGTTTTTATCGGTCGCGGCGCTCCTCTGAGCTCGCCGTCTATAAGTTTTCCGTACATCATTTAATCACCCCCAAGTAAAAGAGCCTGTGCCCTGATTATAGAGCGTCGTTTTGCTTATAAGGTCATAAAGGCACGGCACACCGTTTGCATCGAGACACGGGACAAGCTGCTGTGCATCGCCGTTGGTGTAGCTATATAACCGCATAACAGCCTTATTGTTCGTCCAGTTGTTGGTTCCGACGTCAAATATCAGTCCGTTCGTCGGAGTCTCAAAGTCGGCGATATCGCTCCAAGATTTTTTTAAAATATCATTAGCCCACGCGCCGTTTTTGTTCATTTGGATTTTCATTCGTTCCAATGATGAAGCCGTCGTAAAACGGTGCTTTTGATATTCGGAGAAATCGCCCGCGAAAACGTTCGGACTTACGCTTTGAAACAATGCAAGATTGTTTTTCAACGCACTTGTGCGCGAACCGAATATGCCTGCGTTCCTGATAATTTCACCGACTATTTTGAAATCTATGGTGATATCAGATTCCTGCGTCAGCTTGCGCCCGGTGTCGATGTACTGAGTGCCCGACGACTGGATATATTCTAATGCCGTGTAACCGTCAGGCAATCCGCTCTGCGCTTGTGCCCTTTGCCATATAAATCTGCGCCTGTTCAAGTGCCCTCACCGACTTTCTGCGCCGCGAGAACCTTGTCCTTGAAGCTGAGTTCCCATGTCTCGCCGTTTTTGAAATCGGGAGCTGTGCCGATATATTTGGTGTCAGTGGGAAGTGTGACGGTGATTGTCCCGCTCGCAGCGAAGGTCAGGCGCATCCAGCACTCGAAATCACCTACCGGATAGCTTAACTTTAAGGTCGTGACATTAGTGAGGCGGTATTCGGTATTATCAGCGAGGGTTATGTTTGAACCTTCAGAGATTTTTTGAGGGACTATTGATTTGTCGTTATATTTAAGAATACCATTAGAATCAGAAAGACCATCAAGTACAGACTTATTGCTATGTTCATGGGCTTTCTCAACCGCAGGATAAACCGTATTGTTAAGAATTGTCTGCAAACTTGATGATTGTGCAGAACTGTCGGCAGATATCTTGGCTTTAATACTGTCTGCTTCAAGTGGTTCCACATAGCTATCCCACGTATCTGTGTTATCGACATATACATTAAAGACTGCATTGGCAAAAACTAAGAACTCATAATCGGTTTCTGTGGCGTTCACGAGAGGAATTAAAAACGTATTATTCTCGTTCGTAATCGTGAAAGCAATCAAAACTTGCTTGCCCGCCTTATAAGCTGCATCTATTTGCTCGTAGGTCTTATTGTGGGAAGTAATTGTATATCCGTCTGCTCCGCTTTGTGCCTGCGCATTAACAATAAAAAGTTCTGACTCTGTTGAACCTCCGCCGCCTATATTCTTGCCGTCAAAGGTCGGCTTGCCGTCTTTTGACTCAGCAAACTTATCCAAGACAGCCTTATTGCCGTGGCTGTGTTTAGCCGCCATCAGTTGTTCAACTTTTGTCGAGATATCTGTGGGGGTATTAGAAGCTACTTCAGTAGAATCCAGCAAGCTACTTCCAATATAAGCCTCTACTATCGGGGATTTAATAATGTTTTCTCCGTTGTTTCCTATAACCTGAATACCCATAACGGACTCTATTATAGGCATTAGCGTGATGTCCTGCGGAATGGCATAGTTAATTACGCCGTTACTTGCAGTTACTGTGTTTGACGCGATTACCTTTCCGCAGGTACTAAACTCTATCTTGTAAGAGGTTGCGTCTTTGAGGTCGGGCGATAAAGCGATTATAAGCTTGGTGGCTTTATGCTCGCCAATATATCCTATGTTTACTTTAACAGGACGCTGTAAATCTATATATACTTCTCTCAGATTAAGTCACCATCCTTACTTTTAATTATTAAAATCAAGACGGGCGTCTTGACTACTTGTTCATTTGCAACGAGTAGAACGCTATCAGTTGCAACCCACTCCACCCCGTACTTAGCTTCTACGGCATATGCTCCGTCATTAATCTTGAATTTGAGTGTCCATATATCATAATTTTCAAACTCATCAACAGATAGAACCCTTGAGTCATTTTTCGCCAAAGTGATAGTTTGCGAGCCTATCACAAGTCTGATTTTCTCTGCTGACTTAGGGGCTTTTACTTTATACACACCCGTCGTCGCCGTCTTAGGGCTAACTCCGACGACCTGTATTTTTAGCCGCCCGCCAACAGCTAAACTTTTTGTAAGCAACACAGAACACACGCCGTCGGTTGCCGTCGCACCAACAGATGACTCTTTGTTGAAGGCGTCTTTAAAATGAACCGTGTAATTGAACTTCTCCCCGACCATAAAATCGGGGAGTTTTATTTTTAGGTCTGCACTATTGTTTTCGCCATCGTACCCCCACACCACTTCTTGCGTGTTGAGATATTCGGCGTTAATGTAGATTTCACGCAAATAGCATCAATCCTCTTCAATAAAGTCATAGATCGCGGCTATGTCGTCGGGGGAGAGCTCAACGTTATCAAGCTCCGACAAATAAATCTTTGTGCCGGGCGTAGTAGCCTCTATCCCACTAAGCTCTTTAATAGCAGCGGCACACTCATCCGTCTTATCTTCTTGGATTTTGTAGCCGTTACCACTTATGACGGGTTCGCCATTTTCGTCTTTTTCTCCGTACTGTTCAATTATCTGAGAGAGACGCTCTGTGTAAAAATTCGCGTCGTCCTTCAGGAAGTTAGACAGCTTTGAGATTTTGTATGCCGTTTTGGCGGGCATAGCACTATGACTTATTTTATTAAGAGCCGCACGGGCTCTGTGGGCGTTTTCTATTGTCATTTATATAAACTCCTTTTATTCATATTGATTAGATACCGATAATCTTGCGGAGGACGAACTTTTTGGGTTTAGATTGTATGCCACCGATAGTAGCATCAGTAGTATTTAGGTCGCTTCCTTCAACCTTATTATCATAAACCTTTACATACTTAAATGCTGCATATGTAAAAGATGCGCTTCCAGCAAGAAACGCTGATACGCCACCACCGTTTCGATTAGCAACATGTTCCTTTGGGACAAAAGTGTAATTCCAACAATAATCTTCTGCACCGTTGTCGGTATATGCGCTCCACACAAGAACAATCCCATTAGGCATATCTGAGACATTCTTATTTTCCCAAGAGGCTGTTTGTGTCTTGCTCATAAACGCCCCGGAACTCGTCCAAAGTTCGGTGTAATCTCCGGTGTAATTAATGCCGCCGATAGTAATACCATATGTCGCCGCTAAGCTTCCGGTGGTGATATATGGCTGAATCTCCCACCCATCACTTAAGGGTCCAACCGCTTTCCTGATGTAATTTGTTAGACGCACACTTGTGGGTTCATCTGAATAGTAAGAGGGAACAGTTAGATTAAATCCCGTTCCACCGTGTATCTTGATATTGCCACCCTTCATGGTGGTTTTACCGTTGGTGGTTGCCGCGAAGCCATTGCTAAGAATTTGAATATCGTTAATTGCAGACATACTTAAATAACCCGTGCTCTGCAACGACAAGTTATTCGCATAATTGCTATCGCTGCTTGTTGCGCCGATTACTATTGTTTCCCCGGCTATAGCTACGCAAGTATCTCCGGAGGTATCTTCATAAAGGACAACTCTGCCATTAGTATCTGAACCATCTGTCTTGGTTAAATAAAGACCAACCTCTGTTTCTCCATCTGCCGTTTCACTCTTCAGCCACACGTCGTAGTTAGCGCCCTTAACTCTAACCGTACCCGTGAGCTGCGCGTCACCGGTATCAAGGTTAATATAAGTCTCGCCGTCTTTTGATTTAAGCAACCCCGCAGTTATTTCACCCGCAGAAGCTCTACGAACCTCAAGGTTATTAACTGCGTACCAACCCGCAGTAACATTAGTCTTAGTAGAGGTGTCTTTGACAAATGTAGCTATAGCAATAGAGAAATTAACCGGAGTAAGTGCGGTGCTCCCGAGACTTTTAGTGTCGATAGTGACGGTGCTGTTGAGCGTCGTATAGCCACCGTTTGAAAGCGGCACTTTATCAGAATATATGTTTTTCTTGCTCTCTACGCCTTGGGCGTTACGCACGGTAACAACAAGAGCAATCTTAACATCCAACGAATTATTGTGATACGCTCGGCTATACACGTTACCTGTAATTCTGAATGAGTCGCCAATCTTACACGGATATAATTTGCTGATGTAAGTGAAATATGGCGAAGCGGTAGGGTAGGAGATAGGGGTAAGCCAACGCTCATTTATATACGGCTTGTGAGCTGCTTCAGCGGCATACTCGGCGGCGGATTTGAATCCGTACACATCAGCAGTTTCTTCGCTGAGGTTGACATAGTTTGTGTAGTCGCCGACCGCAATAGAGTCTATAGACAAACTGCCAGTAGCTACAATACTGCCGTCTAAATACATCTGTCCGTCTTCCACGCCGAACACTTTCTTGCCGTTCGGGTCTTTAATAAGAATATCGCCGTTGTTAATCGCAAGTCCTTTATCATCTATAGTTACGCTGTAGTCTCCGTTTTCTTCAGAACCACCAGCTATAATGAGGTTGTTACCAGCTATAATCTTACCTATAATGACATCTCCGGCTACGCCGTACTTGTAAACATCATTGCCGCTTTTGTCTTTCCCGAGATACAGTTTGCCGACAGCTGTTTTAGCCGTCTCCCACCCATCGTCAGTAAAGACTATGCAATTGTTAACAATGCGGAGCTGTTCGCCGTCATATATAGGATTACCCTGTGAATCCGTAAGAAAGATAGGGTTGCCGTCGGCGTCGAGAGCATCCATACCCTGCGCGTCCTTTTGTGTTTTACGCAAGCGACCGAGATATCCGCCGTCGTCTATGATAACTTCTTGATTTTTAGCCGAGAGAGCTTTGTCTTTTGTAAGTATCAAAGCCTCGTCGATCCACTTGGAAGCATCGCTGACCTGCTTAGACATATCTTCGACTATGCCTGTGACGTACTGCAAGGTAGCCTTTGACTTTGATACATCGCCGAACACATCATCAAACAACGACCTCGGGTCATACTGATTGTATTTGTTACCAAAGGTTAGAGATATGGTTTTGGACTCAAAATCTATATCTATAGTGAGCAAATGCAGTTGCTCAAATTGGTCGTCGTCTACTTCTGCGGTCACTATGCAGCCGCTCTCAAGTTGCGAAGTAAATGAGGCAAATTGCTGTGAGAAAATAAACGAACGAGTTGTGACTTCAAACTTTCTGTTAGGTGTTGAAATTTTAGAAAGCTGAGTTTTGGCTCGTTTCATAAGTTCGACACACCAGTCAAATATCTCATCCTGAGACATAATATCCGTCTTAGTGATATTGTCGTCGGTGTAGTCGGCTTGCTTTATATATGCAGACAACTCACGAAGAAGCTCGTCCGTAAATATGACTTTGCCGTTGACGTCTCTTGCGGTCGTAGACAAGCTACACGCCGCCTGAATGGCATCTATCTGAGCTTTAGTTGCGTCTGCTTGTGATTTTTGAGAATTATATAGCGTCTGCTTCTGCGCCTTAGCTATAGATAATTCTGCGATTTTAGCATTAACAGTTGCAAGAGCAACGGGCACAGCGTCCGTAGTCGCGTCGTCGCCAACCGCGCCACTCTTTTTGAGCTGGCTAAGCAGCGATGTCTTCTTTGAACTTATCGTGCCGGAAAGAATACAATCACGACAGGTGTAATAGATATCAATCTGAGTATTCAGCTTGTCTATATCCATCTGCGTTTCGCTCATAGCGAGATACTGGTTGTAATACTCTCTGTTGAGGGCTACATAACTTTCTTCCACAGAGGCAATTTTTGCTTCCCAGCGCGTAACCGCGTCCTGTAACTCAGGAGACATCCAATGTTTATGGTATGTGAAGTCGTAAATAACGGTTGTACCGATAGGGTTAACTCGGCGAATACTCATATTCTCGTCGCCGGTAACACTTAACGCCGTGTAGAGGTCGTCGTAGTCCTGCGAAATATCAAGCCCCTCAATAATATTGTTCCTTGCAAGATGAATACTTGTAAGGTGTTGGTTGGCGTAGGCAGCTCTATCATATACAGATATCTTGCGGTTAATTATGTCGTAGCAGAACACACAATCGAACTTGTCCTGCAAGTCGTTCATAAAGAACTCGTATATGCTCGTAGACTCTGCGATCTCAAAATATCTACTGCGAGCTTTAACCTTGTCGTCTATATGGTCGAGAGACCACGACGGACATTTAGTCATAGCAAGGGTTAACACGCCGTCTTTGGTATCATTAGATATCAGCGGATAAACACCCGCCTTGTAGAACGGCGCTTCAAGCTCCTCAAGCTCACGCTCAACGGACACACAGGATATCTCTTTTACTCGCCCCTCTTGGGAGAACGAGTCTTCAACACTGTCTATTATGAAATATCCAATGCCCGAGGCGTATATATATCTTCCCGTTTCGAGGTCACTATAGGTATTACGCACCTTTTCGTCGATAAGCGGAAGAGTAAAGGCTAACTCAGAGAGAGAGCCAAAATTGAGGGTAGCATCTATATCTTTGGCATACGGTAACGCGCACACCGAATTGGTAAGTAAATTATCTGAAGTCACATAACTGCCGGGGTTGCACACCGTGAGCAGGGGAGTCTCGAAGCGTTTGAATTTGTCAAACCTTGCTATCACGTCATCCACCTCGCATTATTCCAAGTAAACTTTACCGACGACACACCGCCGGTAACACAGATGATATTCTCGCCCGGAACAAGCCTCAAGAAATGCTGATTGACAAGCTTGTTGTAATACTCGGTATTGGCGTCGTTTACAATCGTTCCTATAGCACAATCGGCGTACAACACAGCCTTTGCCGTTGCATCTTTAATCTGCATAGCACGGTTGTTATCGCTTTTGTTCGTTATAGTCACATCCGCTTTTGTGTTGCCGCAGGTGATAACAAGATACGGATAGACGTAATCCTGTATGTCCGTATCAACATTAAGCGTTATATCCGAGCTAAAAGAGGTGGCTGTGACCTCCACTTTTTCCTGTATAGCCATTGTGGATGAGCACATACAAGTACAACGCCAACCGACAGTACCCTCGGCGTACTCAATTTTCTCAGGGTTACAGAATACGCACTCAAGATATTGTCTTTTTATTGTACCGCTCACATACTCGGCTTCTTTGTCGTCCTCGGGATCTATATAGAGCTCTTTGAAGGTAGGGGAGTTGAAGAGCCAATTCTTTATAGCTCGCTCATGTACAGAGCAATACCCCTCTTCGCCGATTATCTCGACCTCGAACTCAAGCGGAGCGCTCTCGCGGGAGACTCCTGTAATATATCTTTTATTCTGCGCAGGAAAGAACGACGACGAGTATTCCACAGAACCCTCCGCCGAAGTAAGCCCCTCTGTATCAATACGCAGAATTGAAAGATTATAACGCGACGAATTGATTCCGTCATAAATGAACCTATTTCCTAACAGATAAATATTGACTCGCCCCTTTCTAAAATAATAAAATCCGCACACAGTTTTGATTATTTGTGTGCAGATTTTTGTATTATATAAAAAGACCGTCGTTGCCATAACGACGGTCTAATTGATTTATTTTGCATTACTTATAAGATTTGTATTGTACTCAGACAGCCTTTCTAAAACGAGCGAATAAAGGTCTGGGTATTCGGTTTTTAGATTGCTAATCTTTCTAACAACAGCAGCTCGATGAACCGTTGTTTGTTTGTGTACGCGGATAAACGACTCTTTGTTTAATCTTAATCTCGGGTAGAGCATGGGCTCAACTTTTATATCATAGAAGAAGTGTAGATTCTCCCTCTTAGACACTGTGGATATTGGTAGAACTGTATAATCATTACTTATTAACTCACCAATAACCAAAACCGGTCTTTGTTTAAAAGCATTACGACCAGTTTTTGCATCATAATATGGGGTTGTAGAAGAGCATATCCACCCAAGCATCTATTTAAGCATCCTCAAATTCATCGTAGTACATATCCCACACATAATCGTATGGGCGGACTTTTTGGGCATCGATCCGTATATCGTCAAGCTTCAGCGGAACATTGCCATTTTCACCATCACTTAATCCTTTGCGAGCGTTTTGCCAAGATATCTCGCGATGCGACATCTCGCTTAGCTTCCACGACTCCAAAGAACCATATTCCTGAATAACGTTGTTGATTATATACTTAGCCTCGTCAGATATGCGGCTATCGCCGCCCGGTATGCCGTGTTCCGCAAAGAAAGACCAAACCTCATGGCACACGGGACCATATCGCCATCCTTCAAGATTATCGCTGAACATAGGAACGCCCGTGACGGCAATGGATTCTCTCTGCGCAAAATATAAGAGCTTTTGAAGCTTCATATTGTCTATATTGCTCTGTGCAATTTTCTTGTACTCTTCATAAATATACTGAGCCACATTAACAGCTTTCTCCATTTGCCCACTTCCTTTCATTTATATCATATCACATTTATACAAAAATGACAACCGCATAATAAACGGGAAAATATTCATGAAAATATCTCCCCGTTATATGCTTGACATTGTTTTAGAGTGTGATATAATCAGCTTATAGAAAATTATTTTTTCATTTTCTTAAACTCATTAAGAATATCTGTAACGATTTGCTTGTGAGCTCTACGCAGCTCGCCAACCGTCTTCTCGTCAGCCGATCCATTAATAACAACGTCGCCGACTGTAATATTACACGGAGACGCTATAGACACGGACGACGCAGCAGACAGAGACTTAATCATTGAGCTGAGCACCTCACCGGGCTGATTAGCCCACTTGTAAAGAAACTCACTTGCCTTGGCGTTGAACACCTTGTCGCCGTCATTGAGGAACTTGTAGCGACCCTTGTCGGGGGAGCCGAGTATAAGCTCAAGACCCTTTTCGTCAATGTTGGCTATACCGCCTTTGGCATAGGGAGTACCCGTAGCGTAACCTTGAATATCAGATTTCCACACCCAACCGGTATACGCGCCGTTAACGCCTATGAGGACTTGGTTGCCCTTAACCTGATAAACGGTATACTTGCCTCCGGGGACATGAGATGCCATTTTTGCGTTGCCGCTTTGAGAAGAGAAGTGCGTTGCTGACTTCTTGATAGTCACCTTATCGCCACGGTTGGGTCCAGACTTCTGACTTGTATTAGAAGAACCGCCGGACTTGCCCGCATTTTTAGCGATAGTTTGCGCCGCATCTTTTGCACTCGTTCTCTGGGTTGCCCTCTCGCGAGCTTCACGCTCGGCGGCGGTCTCATACTTACCCTTGTTGTAGCCCGTCATATTGTCGAGCTTCATGCCGTAGTCGTCGTCGAGTAGACTATTGTAACGGTTAAGAGCCTCGTATGCAGCCTCCCATTTTTCTGTGATTGAACGATCAATTCCTGCCTATAATAACCTATCTTATTTTTTATCACGACCTCAAGCAGAAGTTGCTTGATTGGCTTGGTCGCTTAAGTAGTCTTTGCAATACATCCAGCGCAATGGCTGCTGGGATATAGGATCTACGCCACTTGATTTTGCTTTACCCTTACACACCTTGCCTATTGTACTGTTATCTGTGTTATAATAATCAGCAGCCTCCTTGGCAGTTTTAAAGATTAAGCCAGTAGTTAGACATATAACACCCCGTGCGCGAGGGTGGTTTTCTCCGCACATTCTTCCTTGAGCTTGTTTTATTTTGTTAGATATATCCTCTTCTGACATACTATTGTAATCATCAAGATAAGCCCAGACAAGACGTTCATTATCCAACACGCCAGCCGAATAAGTTCTATTCGCGCAACATGACGAAATACTCGACCGGTGTGCGTCGTATTTATCCGCAGCATCTTCAATACAGTCAAAAATTTCTTTTGTATTTAGTAAGACCACCGGGCGAGCGTTCGGGTTGTTGCCTCTCACAGCTTTCTCTTGATATATTTTCAGAATTGCCTTAATGTTTTTACCGAATATTTCTTCTTGAGTTTTTCCGTAATTGGGGTTTTTAGCACCGCACAAACGTCCTTTGTTTGCTGCCGATATCTTTGCCTTAGCCTCGGGAGAAAGCGTCTTGCCAAAGAAATGGTTCTTTTCTCCTTTATTCGCCATGGAGATTCTGTGCTTCCACATGGCTATTTCCTCTTCATTGAGGATATCGTATAGACTTACTCCATACATCGGATTATTTTTACCGCTCACATCGTGATGGTGAGCCCGCATTTTTGCTCGGGTTTCTTCAGACATAACATATCCACGATGAGTGTTTCCGCCTTCGTCATAATTATATCCATCTTGATAAGCGTTAAAAACCTTGATATAATAAATTTCTCGCTCGTTAAGAATAGAGATATCACAAAGCTCAACAACACTAAAGTCAAAAGATTCTTGTCCGTATTTATTCCATTCTTTTTGGAGAGCATAGTTGTGGTGTTTATTCGATCTTAGCAACCTTTTGTGGGCTCCGATTCTTCGGTAAATATTCTGTGACTGACCTATATAGCATTTTCCATTTTGAATGTTTTTTATTAGATAAATTCCACTTGACTTAGGAAAATCCAAGATACACTTCCTTTATTTCAAAATAATAAAAACCCGGCAAAACCGGGTCAAGATAGGTTATTTTGTTTACTTGCGCTCGCAACGCGCAAATGATATTGCCAATATATCCTCATACTTTCATATGAGAGCAGACCATATCTTCATCTTATATTTTTATATAAGAGCTACACTTTTCCACCGCCATTAGCTTGCGGTGTACGAACTTGCGTTCTGGTCGTTGAGGGCAGTCCTGTTTTAAACTTTCCCTGCGAATTTCCCATTGGCGTTAGCACTTAGGATTTAACCATATGCCATCCCTGCGTTCTTTCTGCTTTCGCACCATACCACTTAGGCATCTCAACTCTTTTGTTTTGGTGCAGGGCTTTAGGGTGTCCTCGCATATATGTGTAGTTTTTCGCACAGATCGCTCTATGCGTGAGCCATTGTATTAACCCATACTGACGGTTGTACTCAATCATCTCCTGATACAGTTGAGCATTACCGTTCTGCAAGTCTTCGATGGCTTGCCGACGAAGCTCATAGGCGTTGTCAAGGTAGTCCTCGATAGCTTCTATTTGTTTCTCGTAATACTGCGTCTGCATCTCTTCGAGGTCGTCGTACATCTTTTCAGCCTTGTCGAGTTCCTCATCGCGCTCAAAGTCGTTTAAGTCTTTCTTAGCGTCGGAGAGACTCTCTTCAAGTTCGAGACGGCGCTTCTGCGCTTCAACGGAGTCGTCTGCTTCGAGTTCAAGCAATTCCGCCTGTATATCTGTAACCTTCTTACGCTTCTCGCGGCGCTCTTCCTCTTTGTCTATCTGGTCGTAGTGTTCCTTGAGGAGGTCGCGCTGTTTGTCGTAGAAATCTTTTACATTATCTTGACGCTCTTTGAGAACATCTTTCTCGTTGTTCTTCTCCTGCTTGAGCATATCAATACGAAGGTCGATAAGGTCTTCAAGGGCGTCCTGTGAGTCCTTAGCCTGTTGTTCCTCGAACTTGTGGATAGCCTCTTCATTTTCACGCCACTCTTCGGCGTACTTGGTCTTGTCGTTGAGGTATTTCTTGTAGTTCGCCGCGAGCCATGTGTAATACTCGCCCTCATCGATTTTACCCATTTCGAGCTCATGCTTCTTGAGGTCAACAGCTTCATTCCAGTCGTCGAGACGTTTCTGCTTCTTCCACTTGTAGATTTCCTCTTCGTACTTACGCCACTCTTCAGCATACTTCTTTTGGTTATTGAGTTGCTTTTTGTAGTTAGCTTCAAGCCAAGCGTAGTATTGCTCTTCGGTGATCTGATCCATTTCGAGCTGGTGCTTTTTAACAGCCAACATCTCATTCCACGCTTTAAGGCGCGGGTCATCAGATGAGGAAGAGGAGGAGGAACCGCTGGATTTAGAGGAAGATCCGCCACCAGTGTACTTAGATTGGAAATTAGAATAGTTCAAATTTCCAACCATCTTTTGCATCTCTTTGAGAGACGCAATTTCGTTTTGCGTAGCAACCTTTTGAGCCTCAATCGAGGACGAAAGCGACGTCTTTAACCTTTCGGTACCAGACATAACCAAGTCTTTTTGACCTTTAGCTACGGCGGAAGCCCTATCGAACATACCTTTCCAATTGCCATCAGAAATACTATCCACTAAGCTGCCGAAATAAGCTGCCGCAGAGCAAGCTTCGCCGAACGCAGGAATAAGAATCTTGCCCACAGCTTCAGCGGTGGGCTTCATACCGGAAGCTAACTCTAAGAGCGCGAGCCTTGTTTGGGCTTCTGCTAATGCTTGGTTCACACTGGCTTTTGTGGCGTTTATCTGAGCCTCTACCATCTCTTTGGTAGCACCCTCATTAAGCCTTATACCATTTTCTGTGACTTCAAGCACACCGGCGTACAGAGCTCCGCTCTTAGCAAGTTCAAGCGCGGTTTGAATAGAAAGCGAACCGTTTTCATTCTGCTCTTTAATTGCGCTATTTACGGTATCATAAGTTGTAGATATTTTCTTCAGAGCTGCATCAAGCTCGTCATAAGAGTTGATAAGCCCCTCAACACCACTTACAGCTCCACCGAAAGCAGACTCAAAATCAGAGATAACTCGCTGAGATTCAATTTGAATCTGTTCGAGTGAGAAAGCAGCCGCGAAAGCCGCCTTTGCTGTGTCAACATCAATAGCGCCGTCGTGAAGCTGCTGAAGAATCATACCAATATTGCCCTTCAGTGTGTCACTTGCACCGGCAAACACAGTATCAATATTTTCAGTGATTACGTTTCCGTCTTCATCAAAGAGGTTACTCAACCCATCTGTTAACGCTTTACCGTTCTCATCAAACACCTTAGTGAGCTTTTCAGAAGAACCGAGAATCTCATCAACAGTTCCGGCGAACCCCTCAAGAGTGTCGCGCTCATACGCATCAGCAAGCGATTTATTCGCATCCTTGAGGCTTATTTCCCCGTCATGATATTGCGTAAGAATCTTGCCGATGTTGTTCTTTAACGAATCACTCGCTCCTGCGAACATAACATCCATTTGTTTGCCGATAATATTTCCCTTACCATCAAACAAATTATCGAATCCGCCAAGAACGTCTTCTGCTGACTTTTCTATTTCATCCAGAACATCCTTGGTTGAATAGCCATTGCTGGAAATCTTTGCAAAAGCTGCGGCGGTTCCTGCGAGGTTGCCGTTGAGCTTAATAAACGCCTCTCTATCAGAGTCGTCGGGGATAGCTTGTTTCAACGCCGCTCCAAAGTCGTTCAAGCCCTCGTCTGTGGTAGCCGCTTTGCCAAGAGCCTCAAGCTTGTTTATAGTTGCCTGATTGACATCTAATTCACTAAGCTTGCCCTTAAGCAATGTAGCCCTTTCAGCGGCATCGGAAAGCGAGTACATTATACTTTCATAGAACGCTTGAGCTTCTGGGTCTGTGGAGTCTTCCCAGTTTTTAGCGATGGCAAGAAGATTGGTTCGTATATCTTCGTAGTCTTTTTTGTTCTGGTCGAGTTTTTTAGTTTGCTCTTCAATACTGAGATTGGTATCGTCGTATATTTCTTTGCGCTCTTGTTCGAGTCTAATCAATTCTTCTTGCGCAGACTTAGCGGCGCCAACCTGATTATAATCAACACTTGAGTTGCCGGAATGTCTGTCAAGAGCAACCTGCCACCACTTTAATTTGTTGCCATACTTATCATATGAATCCCCGAAAGAGCTAAGGTCGTTAGCTTCTCTCCATGCCTCTTTATCAGCCTTATCTACTTTCTCTTTTTCTATTTTAGCCTTAGTCTTAAGATAAGCAATCTGGGCCTGTAGTTCAGCGTTTTGCTTCTGCAACTCTTTAGTTTGCTCAATATCAGCAAGAGTCGGGTTGTCAATAGCATTAAGAGCGGTAAGCTGAGAATTAACTTTCTTTAGAGCACTCTCTTGAGATTCAAGCTCTTCTGTTGTACTCTTGTACTGTTCACGAGCTTCATCCGCTTTCTGCGCAAGCTCGTCTTCTATGTTGATTAAATACTGGAACCCCTCAATCAGTTTCTGAATAGCAAACTGAGCAATAACCGTTATGAGCATACCCGCAGCGGCTTTGAAGATATTGAGTCCGACGGCGGCGAGCTTTGACTTAATACCCGTAGCCTCTATTTGGGCGGCGGCGAGTTTCTGATATTTTACAAAGCCATCCCATGTGGGTCCACTCTCATCAACCGTTTTAAGATAGTCCTTCATGGATTTGTCGGCGGTCTCTAAGAGTTGGATGCGATCATCTGAGTCGGCTTTTCCCCACCGAGAGATAAAATCTTTATTTCTTTTGCCCGAGTCAGAATCCTCATTTATAGATTCAAGAATTGCCGCTAACGCCGATTCGCTGCTCTTCTTAGATGACTCGCGGACTTGCTTCATTGTCTTTACGGCAGCGTCTCCGAAATCTTTTACTTTAGCTTTCGCAACCTTAAACCCGGATGCAAAATCTTCACCAGCTCTAAGTGCAGTAGAGCGGTTTAGGACAGAGAAAGAATCATAAGTCTTTTTTATCTCACTGAACGACGCCCCGAATATAGACAAATCGCCAAGTTTGTTACCAGCTCCACTGGTAGTGAATATCGTTAATCATATATCAAGTAGGGGATTTACCTAATATATAATAAGAAGGAGACTGATATTAATGAGTAATATGTTGGCATACTGCCCACAGTGCGGGCACATCCTTAAAGATAACAGGGTGGGAGATATAAAAGACTTTCGTATTAATGTTTGTAGATTTTGCGGATTTAAAGACGGACTTGTAAAACTGCCAGAGCAATATACATCGCGTATGTTTATGACAGAAGAGCTTGAACTGAGAAAAAATATGATAGTTAGCAGTAATCCTATAATGAATAAACCGTTAGCTGAAAATCTTCATTTGATAAAACTAATGGTACTGGATATAGACAAAAATCCACTCTACAACGAGGAGTTGTCTATAAAGACCGCCTACATGGAAGATAAAGAAATTGAGGAGATGAAGCAAACGCCTGAGTTTAAGGAGCAGAACAGACAGCTTATGGAGAAGCTCAGAAATGAAGACCTTCCCCACTGTCCCACCTGTGGATCAACTAACATCAAAAAACTCGACGTCGTTGACCGCGCAGTATCTGTGGGGCTCTTCGGCATCTTTTCTAATAAGATAAATAAGAGCTTTAAGTGTAAAGACTGCGGGTGTACTTGGTGAGGGGTCACTTCATAGTAATAGTAACTCGACACTTGCCGTCATCTAACGGCTCAAGGTGATAATTCTCTACTCATTCTAAAAGCGAGAAACGCCGCCACTAAATGTGACGGCGTTAATTTCTTTTATTCACGGCATGGAAAAGTTTTGGTTGGGGGATAATGGCGAAAAATATCCCTTTATACAATTAGGGTTGCGAATACACAACTGTACATGGGTCTTTTCATAAAACTCAGACCCGTCATAAACTCGTCCACCCTCAACAAAAATACCACGAACGGAATCAAACGACTCTTGGTTGGTTTCTTTGTTAAAGTCATGAACCTGCTCTATTACCGCACAGTCCAAATCTCGCAAAAGAATATCGGTGGACTTATAAGAAGGTCTGTTTTTAGGGAGAGGCTCACCTGTTATTTTACAACGAACCTTCAGGATCTGATAACCGTTGCGCAGTATACCTGTGGCGGCGCTATCTGTTAGGTTTAAACATTTGCCTAAATCTATAACCGCGCCGATTACGGCGGCGTCATTTTCACCATAACGATTAACAGCCCATTCAAAAGCTCTCTGATAATTTTGCTCCCAGAAATATATACCGTTGCCGAGCCAGTCATAAGAGTTTGAACTTTGCCGGAGCTGCTCGCTGTTATGCACCACGCTTCTAAAAGTATTTTGGTGACAACCGTGAAATCCGAGTACAAGATTTGGCAGTTTTGAATACATATTGATTTACTCCCAAGAAACAATCTTCTTCTTCATTTTTCCATTTTTGTCCATTACACCAGTGCGTATTAAAGCTTTTTTTGCTTCCTGATAAGCGCTCTCTTTTGATTTTACCTGCTCATCTTCGAGTCTTTTAATGTATATCTCCATATCTCTGAGATATCGCGCTTCATTTTCACGCAACTTTATTGCAGTACTCAAAGCACTCACTTCCTCCCGTACTAATTTTCCTTTCTTCATCTCCATACATAACACCCCGATACATACTATTACCAAGGCGCTTTGATTATATCACAAAAATTAAACTTTGACAACTTTATAACAAATTGTTCGTACTTACAAAGATTCTTACATTCCTTTCATTCTAAATAGCAAAACAGTGCCCTACAAAAAAAATAGGACACTGTTTTATTATGCCTTTTATTGACTTTTACTTTTGATAATAATATAATAGATGATAGTGGATCCACCGTTGTAATTGTTTAACGGTTTCACGGTTAAAAGGACGGTTGCTGATATCCCGCGAGGAGCGGAGTGCAGCAAGCATACCACCTCGTGGGGAAATCTTTTTTCTCAAGAGAGGTGATGCGTATAACTTTACTCTTTAATGTGATAGGGGCAGTAGCTTCTATTACAACAATAATTATGTTTGTGATATATGTATACGAACATATAAAGAAAAAGTAAGCCGTCTATAGCGAGTGGACGACTTACTAATTCGAGAATGTAAATTCTCACTTATAAAGTTGATACTACAGCAACCGTCTGGATGCACTACTGGGGAGATGTTTGTTCACAGCAAACGTCTCCTTAGTTATTATTATATCGATGTCTTCAAATTAAGTCAATAAGTTTAAAAAATTTTACATTTTTTGAAACAATCTCTAAAAATTTTGAAGATGCACTTATCTTTTTTGTTAATCTTTATCTTTGTCTATCTTATGAACCACCACAGGGCTCTCATCGTCGTCAACACCAACGGCAATAGGTGATATCCATTTTAATATAAGTTTGCGAGTAGATGGTTCTTTCATAGAACCAGTCCAGAAATTATGCCAATGCCCGCGTCTGATATGAGGGCGGGGAGAAGCATGGACCCCGGTGGACACCGAAGACTGTTTATACTGCACTCGCTTGTATTGCCTGAAAGACGCACCAACACGAACTCCGACATCCCACTTGCGAATCTCGCCATACTTATCCTTGATGCGGCTTGGCGATCTACGGGTTATTGTTTTCTGCTCAGGATTTTCTTCAATATCAGCATTTGACGCGCAGATATAAAGGACAACCTGTAACATCTTGCTCATAAACGAGACAAGAGTATCGGCAATATCCATATCCAACATAAACTTTTGAGCCTTGTCGTATTGCCCCGACTCGTAAAGATACTTATATCCCTCTTGACGAGTATATTCAAGATTGTCATAAAGGTTCTCTTGATTAAGATGTATCGGAAACGCATACGGCATATTATTTTTATTTAAACACAAGAAGCGCAACTCTCTGTCCTGTGTGTCCGTGTCATACTCCATATGTACAAAGGTTCCGATAACCTTATCGTCGCCGAAGTAAAGGTTATTGAACTGTATATAAAAACATTGATAGGGGAGGTGCGACAAAACTTCGCTCGGTATATCGAGACAATCTTCTTGCGCGAATAGCACCTCTTCCATCTCGGGGTCAAGGACAAATACTTCTTTGCTGAGTCTCCATGGTGCAAGAGCAGCGAATGTAGCTCCAATACGCGCCACGTCCGACTCGTTCTTAAAGTCAGTCTCGCTCTCTACAACAGCCTTTGCCGCCGCTATAGGCACATAGCAATCACTATCCCAACGCGGCAGACCGCCTTGTCCGTTATGTGAATGAATGTCGGACAGCAAGTCCCACGCTTTAGGACACAACTCAGTTGCTTGCTTTAACAAGTCTAACGGCGGGTAGTCTTTGACCTTTCCCATTAATTACACCTCTGCTATATTTCTTAGATATATTATAGCAGAAGCCAAGAAATTTTCAATCATTTTTGCGCCTATCCCCAACGGCAGCGCGTACCGACCTACTGCGAACAACGAACAGGTTATCCGTTGATAATATAAGGGATTGTTCGCTCATCCCCGGAGTCGAGCACACCATGTTGATCCGTAGACCAACCGACCATTGTGCTCTGTGAACATTCTCGTTGCTTTTACAACGAGCTTTGCTGCGGACTTTCCTATCTCAGCCTTATTACCGTACCGACTCGCTTTCACGGTCGCCGCCATAATATTACTACTATGGGTTGGTAGCCTTGCATACGGATTACCCCGTGCCACATTATCAAGCAGCAATGCGTTTCTTACACGCACCAGTATCAGTCGTTTTTCTTAACACTCTCTTGTCATTGTCAAGCAATGACTCGTTCAGCGTCACCGCCAGAGCGTTTCGTGGGTATATTCCTCCGATAATTGATAAGCCCACGTTTTTGATGGATGTAACAACGCCGACTATTGCAGGAAGCAACAGTTTGCACTTGGCGAGTGCATCCGCGAATTGGAGTGCGCCGTTTGCTAACTTTACAAAAGTAACAACAGCGTCACTGTTAAGGAGATTTGTAGACAAAGACTCAAAAGAAGCCTTTGCTCTTGCGATATTTGCCTCAATACCCTGCGAGTAAGCATCGTACTTCTCCATAGCCGTTCCGGCGGAATCAGCACTTATACCCGCATATTCCATAGCCTTACCATAGTTTTCCATAAGGGTAAGGACGTTTTCTTTCTGTCTTGTAGCACCAAGCGCGGTCGCAATGGCACTCTGCTCGACCTCAGTCAAAGACGACCACTTAGCCTGTACGTCATCAAGGACATCTGTGAAGTCTCTGAATTCACCTAAGTTATCACGAAGACGTATGCCAACTCTTGTCAATATGCGCTCGTAATCGTTTAGCGACTCGCCGTCGTCATCAACAAGCTTATTAAGCTTAACATTTGAGTAACGAGCGAACATGGTCTTAAACGCATTACCGATAGACGCCATGTCTTGCTGAGTAACTTCACCAACAGCGGCAAGGTAGCCCAGAAGCGTGTCCATTTCAACACCGGCAAGACGCGCCGAGTTTGCAGTCTTACTCATACCTTCAGCAAGACCACCAACGCTGACGGCGGCAGCCATATCGACAGCAGACAGCTTATCTGCTATAGACATCGCGTCATTGATCTCAACCTTATAGCCCTTAATCGCCGAGGTAAGATACTGAGTCGCCTCCGCCGAATCAATCAGACCTATCTTGGAAAGAACGGTACTGGTCTTTATTAGCTCGTTTGTATCTTCAAGAGAATAACCCTGTCTAAGCCAATCGTCGGCAGCAGCGGCTACTTCGGAAGTGACAGCACCAAGCTCCTGAGCCATTTCAGAATAACTCGCCACGAGCTCTTTAGTACGATCACGGTTGTAACCTGTAACCATAGAAAGGTTGACGACAGCTGAGTCAAGTTTGACAACATTATCGTAGACCTCTTTAAGCTGCTGTACTGAAAAACCAGCTATAGCTGTTACTGCCTTTTGCTTAATATTTGTCTTTAATGCACTGCCAAGCTTATCAAAGACATTTGTTGTTTCGACGCCAGCCTTAATGGCATCGAGCTTTAAATCGTTGAACGTCTCCTGAAACTCTTTTGCGGTTATATTTCCGCTGTCCAAGGCGCTTTGGAGCCCCTTGAAACCACCCATAAGACCAGATTTTTCAAGCTTATCGCCATATTTGTCCATGTACTTGTAGAGTTGGTTATAAGCTCGTAAAAACTTGCCGGAGTCTTGGGTTATTGACTTGGTGATTTTCTTATTAGTGGACTGAACCTCTTTCTCTATACTATCTGTATCAAGAGAGAACTTGAGTTTCGTAACTCCGCTTTCATTAATCTCTTTGGCTATACTCTGAATGTCTTGCAGTATCTGCCGTCCGGATTCGCCACTTATTTTGCCGCCACCAGATACGCCAAATTTTAATTCAATTACGTTTTTGTTATCGGACATAAATGCCTCCCTATATAAATAGCCGCACTCAAACGAGCGCGGCTACCTTTACAATATTCCGCTATCCATACCGCCCCACAAGCGAGGATAGTCTACTTTTACGCCCGGATGTTGCATCTCAAAGTCATTAATTGTATCGGAAATAAATGAGTTCGGGGAACGAACCCTTTTGTTGCTGATAGGCAATCCGCTATTTCGCCCTTCCCAAACACCGACCACAGAGTGAATCTTCGGATAACCCTGAGTTATCAGCCCGAATATGTCGTATACACCACTTCCGGTAGGAACACCACCAGCCCCAGTCAGCGAATCTCGTTTTAACAAATCACCCGGAAACACAACATCAACGACCCATTCACCCGAGCGTTTATCAATCTTTGATATACCGACGTGAATTTTACCTACGCCCATTTTGCGAGCATAAACTGAGGTCGCCTGATTATACGCATTAACAATCTTGTTGCGCAACTCCTTAGCAAGCTCGGTCAGCTGATTCTTGTAGTCGGGGTATTTTTCTTTAACTATTTTTTCGCCGTTTTTGCTTAAGATAAACTGTTGAAGTTTTTGTATAATATATTCTTCAGAAATCACTTAGCATCACCATAAATAACACACACGGGTTCTGTTACGGCTCGTACCACTACAACAGGCTCACTGATAACTCTGATATAAACTACATCAAACATTTCAGCCTCCGTTATTCGCACTTATCTGCGGAATTGAACAATGTCGGCGAAACGCGAAGCTCGACTATGGGTGTTGCAGGAATTTTTTCGTCAGCCATAACAACTCGTGTGTCCATAAAGATAATACCTTCAGGCAGACGACCGGACTCTTCTGCCGTCAGCTCAATTGTGTATAAATCAAACTCTTCGTCATAACCGACATTATCCGGGTACTTTCGCGTGAAGAGAGTCTGACTATTCATGTCTTTATCGAGCTTAAACAAGAAGTCTATGTGCTCGATATCAGAGTGGTTTATATTAAACTTAATAGGTATAGTGGGAGTAGTGAACCTCTTCACACAACCAACTCCTTACTTATTATTTCTTCTTCTCGTGGAAGTCGAGAATCCCGTCAACTATCTTGCCTTCATCTTTATTAGCAATAACCTCGCTCAGCTGCATAAGTTTTTCGAGATCAACTTTAGACAGCGAAGACTGATTGGCGTTTATGGTGTTAAGAAGTTCAGCGAGGGACTTTGCCGCAGAAGACCACGGGTCATACGCCACTCTAAGCTTCTCGTTATATGCAGCGAAGAAAGCCTTTTTCATTGCGCTATAGTTGACATATCTAACGCTCTTAACGATAAATTCTATAATATCATTTTCATTAATAAGCTTCCACATCGACTCAACGCTGTTGCTGAGACCAAGTTCTTTGGCATTTGAAACCTGTAAGACAAGAAAGGTCTCAAGCACGAACTCAGCAAAGTGAGCGATAAGACCGCCGTTGTCGTCATAGCAGAACTCAAGAGCTGTACCGATTATCTTCTCAACATCAGAATAGGTCAGTTCGTCACGGATTTCCATCTCTATCTCTTTATTATCAACTTCAGCTTTATATTTCAGCATTATTTCTTTTTCTCCTTTATTTCCTCAATAACACCGCTGTCGCGCAGATAGGCAAGACCTATACAAATAGCTTCAGCGATATCATCTTTAGCGGTTATTCCATAGCATTTTGAAACATAGTCTATTGCTTGTATCTTAAGGGCTTCTCGGTTAACCTTGTTGCCCTGATTAAAGCCCAACACCTTACGCCATTGTGTCGGGGCATAGATTTTGAACGCTGTATTATGCCAATATGACATATCCATAATAGCGCCCTGAAGTCTGCTTAATGTGATTAGCGTCTTAATAGACGTCCTCAGTGAGACATCTTCAAAAATAATTATATCAGCCTTAGACTTCAAAAAGAGGAGATGTATCTTTCGACACATCTCCTCAAATCTATCCTCTGGCGAAACGGACTTGTCAGCCGTGAGTTTACCAAAGCTGACAAGATCGCCGTCGTCGAATATGGCGTAGCCGGTAATAATACTGGCTTGGTCTAACGCCAAAATTCTCATACGGTTACATACCCGCTTCCGTCGTACTTGATGGCGTTCGTCTGCACGAGCTCGCCCTTTGTATCAACATAGACTATGATTCCGCTATATTTGTTGTAAGAAACGACCCGACACTTCCTCTTGCGGGGCAGAGCCTTTGACTTGCGCTTCGGAGTTTCCTTGTCAGCGACTTCTACAACCTCTACAACGTTTTCATTATCCATATTGATTACTCCTCCTCATCCTGCCAAATAAGATCAAGAATGTTGTCGTCACTGTCTGCCATAAGGTCGCAGGTGATAGTGATAGTAGCGGGGTCGCCGCTGTTAGCACACGACAGAGAGAAGTTGGTCTGGGGAGAGCACTTGTACGCAACCATTCTGTAAGGAACAATCTCGTCGTTCTCGGTCTTCTCGTAAGTATCACCATAAACAGTGAACGCTCTCGGGAAAGTCGTGGACTTGATGTTTATCTTGCGCACCTTCTCGGTAAGCTCGGTCATGTAATAGACAATATAGCTATCGTTAGCCTTTGCATCAGTAACAGTAATCTCCTTGGTGCTTGCGGTCGCCGTAGCAGTAAGCTCTGTGCCGCAGTCATCGTCTGCCTTAAAGACATTGACAGTGCCGACGACAGGAGTGCCGGAAACGGTCAGCTTGCCCGCAGTTCCACACTTAACGACTTCACGCTTAAGGAACTTAGCGGCTGTCTCAAGGCTCGCGCCAGTAATCAGAGAATAGAGCTTAGCTGTCTTCATCTGAGTCTCGAACGCTATTATGCCGCCGCGATCTCCGTGGAATGTAACTCTCTTCGGGTGTCCCTTACCACCGTAGGCATAAACAGCCTCACCGCTCATCTCGGTCGTTGTCGTATTAGCAAAGTCGAGATTGAGGAAAGGCTTCTTGCTCTTATATTCAACGAATATAAGGTCACATACTTCTCTGTTAGCAAAAGTAGTATTGTTGTTCATATTAAACCTCTCTTATTTATTTGTTAAATCCTTGAACCACGCCGAAAGCTCTATGGAGTCCTTTCCCCATGCAGCCCAGCGCAGTCCTTCGACCGATTCATAAGTAATGACGTTGAGACGCCTGAACTGGTCGTAAAGTTGTAATATAGTTAAATCCCAGATATTCAGTAGGTTTAAAGAGGGATGCTTTGCGCATACGGCGGATATAATGTTCGGAAGTGTGTAGTCGTTAGACGGCTGTTCTTTTTTCTTAGCCTTATCGAACTCTTTCTTCCGCGCTTTACATCTTTCGTAAATGGCTTTAGCTTTTTTGTTTGAGAACTTTAATTCGCTCTTACTCTCTTTCTCCACACCAATTATCTGAGCAATTAAACTTTGTATATCTCCGAAATTTCCGTTGTTGATTTCGCCGACCACTTGCTTATTCCTATAGACCTTGAAACACAAGCTTTTGTCATCAAAAACAACCTCTTCTTCAATAAAAAAAGAGAGTGCCTCAAAAAAGGTCTCTCTTAACATCGGGTAGGTTATTAAGATGTAAAAGGTTGAAAGGTCGGGTATAAGCATAGGTATTTGCCCGTCAAGCTCGCTCGGGTCAAACATGATTACACTCACATATCCGAAGAACTTGTCGTAACCAAGCTGACGAACCTCCGACAATCGTGGCTGTCGTACATGGCACACATTGCCGACGGCGATAGAACTGCCGGTAATCGAGTCCCACTGGGTCAGCTTCATTTAGTTACTCTCGCTCTATCTCGTGCATAATCGGGTACAGTATATGTCAGAAGACGAGCAGTAAAGCCTTCGGGTGCAGCCGCGAGCGTCGCTGAACTAAGTTGCAACCTGCCTATTCCAAACTCTGAACTGCCGTTTATCAGCAAGTCTATTTGACGGCATATGTTATCACGCCTATTTCCTTTAACGCCCGGAAATCTATCGCTGTCGAGCTTCATAAAGGATTTGTTGCAGACGACTTCTACGAGGAGCGTCATTCTCTTTATGCTTCCACTCGGAGCCTTAGTGACCTCTGCGTCAACAAGCACATAAGCACCAGCCTCTTGAACGCTCTCGTCTATCCAACCGTGGTCGTTAATGTGGTCTTCCCACTTTTCAGCATCGTCATCATCAGGGGCATATCTGCCGTTCGAGACGAGCTTCATAACCTCTGATGACTCCAAAATTTTGCTGATAACGAGATTGTTATAGTCTATAATTTCATCGAGGTGTGTATATCCTGCCATTAGCCAGTCACCTCGACTTTCTTATAAGCGGAGCGTTCTCCGCCGTCATTTAGTTCAACAGTCAGCTTTGTGCCAATGAGAGCATCATTAGCGTCAACGGAAATAATTAATGCGCCATCTTTAACGGAATACTGTATGCCATATGCAGCCCCAGTCACAGACCACGACGGAACAGCCTCTTCATCAACTCCGCCTGAGTTCTTAAAGAACTGCGCAAGATATGTTCTATACGCTCCAATTCGGAGCGTATCGCGCCCGACAATCTTACAAAGAGTACCGGCAGTAGGCGGCTCGCTTGGAGCGATGTAATCACATATGCGTTCTTTAGCGTTGTCTCTCGAAGCGTCGTACTCAACACTTTCGACATTCATAATAAGAAGATGTCCGTTTTTGCCGTAACTTCGGCTTATCGGGTCTTCTCCTGTATAAATGTAGCAAGTGAGAATTTCGTTTCCGTTAGCGTCGTAGTTAACACCACCGGCTATGCGCTTATCTATATAGAGTTTGGCTGTGTCTTCGTCGTAGGGGAGATACACCTTGAACTGCTTGTGCAACGACTGAACCGTGTTGTTACCCTTAAGCGTTGTCGAATAAACGCCCGAATCCAAAACACCCCAACGCTCGATAATATCCGAAGTGCCGTTTTGGAATCTGAACAGATGGTTGCACAGCCACGCCGTCCCTGTTATATGGATCTCATTTACCACTCTCGTTTCAACGACGATGAAGTGTTCATCCATAATTTCAAGGATATCCCCGACATAAAGATTCTCGTCGGGAAAAGCGATAACTTTTATTTTGTAAGCCACCTCAGTCCGGTCAACCAAGAAACGCTGCGGGGCTCCGTTACGAGTTGCGTTCGGCTGATATCCCGGATTACTTATAACCTTAACTTGAAAGTTGTCTTTAGCCTTTTGAATGATTCTATCTCGGTCTGATACGCCATTTATGCCGAGACGCGCATTGTAGTGAGACCAATCAAGCATTGCGCCCACCACCAATCTTGTTAAGAAGAGCTAAAGCCTTGAACACCTCACGCTTGCAGACCTCTTCTGAAACCTCATTTTCGTTGAGATAATTTAAAATATTCACAACGGTAATAAAGTCCATATTATCTGCAAGTTTATCAAAAGTCGTCAAAGCTCCCGTGGCTTCTATGGTGACGCTATTTATGTATTCCGATAAATGTATATCCTCTCCTATGCCGAGCACATCATATTCTTTTAAAGGAATAATTTTATAAACGTGTCCCGTAAAACGATTAACAAAAGTTTTAAACTTTATAATAATCACCTACGCTTTCAGTGAGGCGATATTACCAGCATAATAGGTATACTCAGTCATTTTGCGGCGATATTCCTTATAAAGGGAGTTCCTAAATTCCGTCACCTCTCTTAAGAGATTGGCAGGAGAGAAGAATGAATAATCCTTGACAGACAAGGAATTGCTTAAGTTTGTGCTATCCAGAACCTTAGAACTGACCCAGTAATATGCGATACCGAGAGCAAGAATTTCGATTACTTCGTTATCCAAGTCAACCTTATATTCTTTATAATCGGTATCTATCTGAGAAAGATCTATGCGGCACATCTTCTCGAAGTCCGCTTGAGCACTCATGAGATATTTTTCAAGTATATACTCGCGCTCGGATTCCGATAGCTTCAAGAAATCATAATCAGAGAACTTCAGAACAGCTCGTTCGTAAATCTCCGAAAACGGTGTTGCCATTAAATCACCTCTCGGACTTCATCAGATCGCAACCAAGAGCCTCCTCGAAAGCTCTAATCTTCTTGAGAGAGTCAAGAGTTCCATCCTCGATAAATGTGTTAAGAGCGACAACAAGATTTTCTCTTGCCGTAGTAGTAAGAAGCGGAACCTTTGTTTCGATATCCTTCACACTCCAACCGCAGACCTTCTGGAAATCATCGGGATCGATAATATCCTTGTAATATCTGCCGACTGCAAGAGCGTTATACACATCCTCGGGTGTATGCTCGCCGTCATCAACCGAATCGACAAGTATCTTATTCTCGGTGAAGAATATTGCTGCTGACGCCTTTATCGAGCGAAGCAGACTCATCGAGACAGGCTGTATATCACCACAAAACTCCCAGTCGATGGTTTCACCACTTCTTTTATCCACAAAAGTAAGACCACCAAAAGTGTTTGATTTTACATATATGAGGGTAGAATCCTCTATTCTTGAGGGTCTCTTGGGCACAACGGGAGCAGCCTCAATCGTCTCATTTGCTTTCGTCTGATTTTCTGCATTAGTTGTTTTAGCCTTAGCGGCTCCCTTCTTAGCGCCTGTAGTTGTTTTATTCTGCTGTGCCATTATTATCTTTTACACTCCTTTTATTCTTAGAAAGGGGAGAGCCACGCGGACTCTCCCCAAAAGTTTAAATTTGATTAAGCGTTGATGTCATAAACGCCAATCTTGCTGTTAAGAACAAGACCAACGCCGACGGGCTGTATGTACACATACTCCTGAGTGAGGTCTGCGTTATCAGTAGCCTCTTTGACATTCATAATGCCAGTACCCTCGTTGACAATCTTAATCGGCTTGTCGTCGCCAGCTATAACAAACACCTTAGTGTTCGACAGAGCGAAGACATCGGTACCGGGCTTGTGAGCCTGTTTCATGCGAAGCATCGGAGTGCCCGAATACTTGCCATAATAACCGAAGTTGTAGATGTCGTTCTTAGCGTCGTCAGAGACAACAGCGTCAGCGACCTTCTTGAGAGCGCCTCTTGTGCCGCAAATCTTTGCGGATGTACCCGAAGCCGCCTCGACATGATCGATAATCTCGTCCATGTTAGCAGTGGTAAACGAACCGCTCTTAACATACTTGTCGCTAAGACCAGCGGTCGAAGCAGAGATATTGTTGAGGCAAGCCAGAGCATCGAGAGCCAGCTGATTTGTGAAAGCCTTACCAACCATATCGACAAACTCATTGAAGTCAACGCGACCAGACATAAGTCTAAGCACGTCCTCATAAACGCGAACAGCCTTAGCTGTAGTCTTAATAGTAACAGCCTCGCCCTCGGGGATTCTCTGACGACGAACGCCCTGAATACCAGCCGCTGCATCAGCGACGATAAGGTCGTTCTCACCATGAGTAGTGAACTTAGCCTCGTCACCGTCTGCGATATTGCGATACTCGCACAGGCTCATAAGAACCGGGTCGTTCGCGATACCCTCATTGATTATTGCGGGAAGAAGAATCTCAACAAGGTCAAACACGGGCTTGCCGGGTCTGAAGTCGCGAGCGTTAAGCTTAGTAGAGCCACCGTTGAGCTCAATAAGAGCATTACGGATGGTCTCGGATGTCTCTGCGGCGGAATACTGTGCGTACTGCTTGCCCTTGATAGCGTCAAGTGCAACCTTAACTATGTTGTTATCCATTATTTTTTCACCTCTGTGTAATCTTTAATTCTTGGTTAAGCTATCTTGATGACGATCCAGTCGCCCTCAATAGCCTCGACAGTGCCGACCTTAGTGGAGCCGGAAGTAAGGGTCTTGACAACATTGCCTTTAGTGCCAGCCTGAAGCTCGACGATATCACCGACCTCTATAGCGGCAGCAGCATCAAGAGCCTCCTTGGTAACAGAGAAATAACCTCTGACAAGCTTGTAGCCACGAAGAATGTCACCAGCTCTATTCTCGAACTCGCCAAGAGTGTTGCTGGAAACGGTCTTATCAACCTCGGGAGAAGCAATAAGAACGATGTCGGACAGAGCAGTATTTGCGGCGGGAGTGCTACCAGTATGAACCTCGCGCTCGCTGGAAATAAGTGCGCCGACCTTAACGAAGTTGCCGTTATCAATTTCAGTATCTTTGCCACTGGGCTGATACTTGACGGAAACAAGGTCGCCGCCAAAAACAGTGCCAGTCAGATTATCAGTTCTAACTTTTGCGTGTACCATTGTATTAACCTCTTTCTTTTTACAAAAATAAAGCCCACCTTGTGCGGTGGGTAAATAAATTATTTACGAGAATATGTTCTGAAGAAATCGTCTACATAACTTGTAGACTCTTGTGTGTTGGGCAGAAGCCCAGCCTTTACCGTCTTCGCAGAGCCATACTGACCGCGAATAGCAAAGCACTCTTTGCGCAGGTCGTCTGCGGAGAACTCATAAGCCTTAGCCTTGAGGTCGCGGAACGACTCAAATCTATTCAGATCGCTGAACTCTCCAAGAACCGCGTCGCACTCAGCCTTATGAGCTTTGTCTTCAACATCTCTCTTGAAGTCGCGAAGCACAGTTACCTCAAGCTTCATAGCGTCGAGAGCCGCAACCTCTTCGTCTGTCAGCCATCTCGGCTGTATATGAACCCACTCGTCGCCGACGGTCACTTTACCGTTCGACTCGTCAAGAGTGTACGGGCACTTAAAATGGTCTTCATTACCGTCTTCACACGAATACTTTTCGATATAGACATAATTGTCATCGCAGTCCATCACCCAATAGCTATGAGCATCATCGCCGAGAGAGCGAACCGCTTCTCGCACGGCGTCAAGCTTTTGCTTATAAGTCATTGAAAACTCTTTTGTAGGCTCCTCAACCTCGACAGGCTCTTCGGTTTCCACAAGGGGTTCTTGAGCCATAGCCTCAATTTCGCCCTTTACAACAGAGCAAAGCTCGACAGCGGGAGCTTCTTCGATAGTAGTCTCCTGCTCAAGCTCCATATCTTTCTTGTCTTCCATAGCGTTACCTCCTTTCTTGCGCAGAGCAAAATAATTAGCACATTGCTCTTTAAGTTTCAGCATTACATCATCAAAGTTGCTATTATCAAGCTCAAACTCTTCAGGTTTGTACACTTTGGATGAGATAAAGCAGGGTTCGGTATGCTCTTCGGGATTGTCTGACATACCGAGGAGGCAGAGTTTCAGGAAGTTAAAATCAAGTATTTCCTGATAATTCGAGTCCTCAGCTAAAGGTCTCGACTGCTTGACCTCTATCTCCATACTCTCCCCGAAATATACGTCGTCGGAATATATAGCCGACATAAGTTCGGGAACGTGCTCGGTATAGAGGATGCACTTACAGACCAGATAGGTTACTGACTCGCCGTACTCCTCTATCTCGCGGAACTCAAAACTGTCATTTACAACACAACCAACCACTTGGGTCAACGGCTTAAAATTCCAGTTTTCATCTATCGTATAGTCATGACCGCCAATAAACACACCTGTACCGTCGTCTCTTTCAATAAGATGGGCGACGATGGGAAGATAATTCAGACCGTACATCTCTTTCTCGATAGTCTCGCGTGAGATATAAGAGTAGTTTCGATTTTTGCCACACCCACAAACAGTACATTCCGCAAGCGTAAAATTCTCATTCAGCTTTTGGAGCGGAGTGATTTTTGAAAAGGTGTGAATTTGAGACACTTTTCCTTCCATGTTTCCTCCTTCCTTGAAAATGTAGTTTATTGCTGTATATGAACTTTGTATCGCTGAATTTGCTATTTACAATGTCCAACAGCTCGGGTGTAGCCTCAAACATCGCTATGTCGATGTCATTGATTTTTTCCCGAATATAACTAAACCCCGCGTCACTAAGAGCCTTAATGACTGCGGGGTCTGCTATCTTAATATAGTTCATTTATTATTCTCCTTCGGACTACTGCTTATCGCGTGTCCTTGCGCCCTCATCAGACAGGTCGCTTTCATCCTCTGCGGGACGCCCTATCTCTTCGGACGAAGTTGTGTGTGAGCTCAGGAGCGGCTTAAGCTTATCAACGCCAATAATATCGTTTTCAATGCGATTAAGCCCAGACACCATAAGAGGAGTTAAGCCGAGAGCCGCAAAATACATACTGGGAGTTACGCCATATGTAGCCGCTTCCTTATATATACCAACGATATCCTTGCGATTGTAGATAGTAGTTGACAAGAACTGTATTTGGAACTTGATAGTTCCGCTGAGATATTTAAGATGTCTGTTGACAAGCCTCTGCGCGTTACCCAAGAATCCAAGCAACAGCTCTGAATCGGTGGTTATAGCAAGGCTCATGCCGCCCGATGTATCTGTTTTACCGCCGTGAAGAACACTGTTTGAACCGCAGTTCTCCCAATACTGTTCGACCGAGCGGGTAACAATATCGACTGTGCTTATACCTCTGTCTTGATCGAAGTTGAAATCCTCAACCTTGAACGGGAGTACAGCCGCGCCAACCTGCGGAGGAAGCGCATTGCAGAGGTGAGTGTAATACTGCATTGCCAAATTCCAATCTATCGTCGGCGCTCCCTGACTATCAAGGTCAATTCTGCCGACAAGCACCTTATAATTAGCAAGCTCGGTAGCCGTCTCCTGCAACGCCTTATAGTTCTCTATATCCAACAGGTCGGGGAGACAACCAACATAAGGCGGTATGAACGCACCTTGGTCGCCGTCTGCGGTGCAGAACGGGAGACACCAAGATATCTCTTCGGGGACGAACTGTCTCTTAACGCCATCAGATTTATAGGCGTTCCACATCTTGGTAAACTCGGGTGGATAAAATCCAAGCTCGTCCTCTTTAATCTGAGACATATCAACTGTATAGAGATAAGTACCGTCAGCGATAGCCTCAACAGTGCAATAATCAGCGTTGATTTTTTGAATGAAGAACGAATCGCCAGACTCCCACGACACGCCAAAGAAGATTCCCTCGCGTACCGCACTCACGGCAGCCTTGGAAAGCTCGTTTTTCAGATTCCAAACCTCACACTTTTTAGCCGCAGCAAGATATTGCTTCTGAAGATTATTAGCTTTCATCTTAGACTCATCATATCCAAGAGGGTAAAGCACATAATCCCACAGCCACATATTTGCTTGATAGTTAATAAGGCGACGATACAGCGGCGAAGCATTGTAAAGATACATCGACGCATTGCGAAGACTCTTTGCGTTTGTTGACGGGTTTTTAAGCCACGTCAGAATATTTTCCTTTGTATAGGTGGAGTACGATTGACCTCGGCTCTGCTGTGAGGACGCAGGATTGCTTATATTCCTTTGAGCTATTTTCTGCGCATACAGAAGAGCTTTATGGAACTCCGCCTTTGCCGCTTCAAGATCGACTTTCTTTTGCTCTTCAGGCGAGAGCGGCGGAGCAGTTTCTTTCTTTTTTGCCACTTCGCGTCTCCTTTCTTATTTAATAATAGGTTTCTTGAACGCAAACACTTTACGCTCGGGTGGTTTGTTGCTGGGTTTAAGCTTTCTCTCAAGCTCTTGAACAACCCAATAGTTGTAGCCGACCGATGACACTCGGTCTTTTCTCATACCGGACTGCTCTTTGACTTTTATTAAAGTACCTGTAGGTGTGTACTTTAGGCTTATTATTTCGTTAATAAAAAGCGTTGTGTGAATATATGGAAGCAGAACTTTACGCTTTAGTTCAGCGTCGTCAAGTATGGCTTGAACAATACCTCTCGGAAGTTCGTAGAAGTCATTTTCGGAACTAAGGAGTTTAATCTTATTCTGTTTGAAGCCGTCACGCAACGCAAGATACATATCATTATTAAACTGACTTGTAGCCTGTATTGCCCAAATGACCTTTTTAGCCTCTCTATCTGTGCAACGAGCTGCATACACGTCGTCATTACAGCAACTAAGTGGCGGATAGGTGATGTTGTATTCTGGGTCATATATATCGCGCACGAGAGCGTCGTACACACCTATACCAAGACCTTTAACATCGAGAGCTATATCAGTACAATGGAACTGCTCGTACAACCTGCGTATACGCAAAGCGAGGTCGTTCGTGTGAAGTCCCTCGTGATTCTCCGTATATATAAGGTTGCTGATATATCTGTTCTCCGAATTGGGTATAGCCCTATTAATCCATATAGACGCGGCATCGTTGTTTTGTTTCTTAGAAGCCAACAGCGCAACGTCAGCAGAAAGAACACGTCTCTCATTAAATGCGAGCGGAGGTATCTTTTGTTTATAATTAGGTATAAGAGAGCTGATATAGTCGGGATATATGGCTTGCTTTATCTGACGAGTTTTAGCTATATCATCGTAAGAGAACAGCGAGCCGTCCGTATCTCCGAACCACAAGCACTCCATTTCCATACCGAACGTCGTCTCTGACTGGTCGCCCTCGGAAAGTTCGTCCGCTATCTGATTCTTGTCAAGCAGGTGCTCTTTTATCGAAAGCTGATAGGGAAGCCCGCAGGTGAAATATTTGCGCTGATCGTCACTCATATTCTTCGCGTATGCCTGAAGCTTGCCGAAAGACCAATGTGACTTATACCATGCAGACGAGAGATAAATTTCTTTGTTTCTCTCCGTTAAATGTGCATATTTGGGATTGTTGAGATATCCCGGACTTCTCGGAGCCGTCAAAAATCTTTTGAGAACCGTTTGCATAATAGTAAGCGGTATCATGCGAAACTCATCGCAGATATTAATATTAGCTCTGTTGTGTCGAGCTTCATCGTTTGCAGTTACGACGAATATACGGGATGTGTTCCTAAACACAATCTCCGCTTTGGACTGATTTATTGTTATGCCCTTCGGCTCTATCTCTAACTGAAGATTAGCGGAGTTGGGCATAAGAATCGTTTGTATTTTCGTTAAGACCTCGACGGACTGTCCACGGGTTTTAGACGCAATACAGATAGCCGTACCGGGGTACAAAATACAACGCACACAGCAGAACACGGCGACCAGAAATGTTTTTCCTTGCAATAGTTATTAACGGACAGCTTTTTATCTGCCCCTCTGGGGTTGCCCCATTTTCATCGGCACGTCAATTCGTGCCCAGTTTAGCATATGTTTTCACCCTCGTTTAAACGTTAGGTTTTCAGACCGCCCTATATGCGGTCGTGTCGGACACTCGTGGATGGATTATATTTATTCACCATCTATGCGTTACGGTGCTGGACAGCCTTCCGTTATCCGTCCAGTTACCTCGGCGTTTGCTCAGTAAGCGTTCACCGATTTTGCCCGATTAATTTATCCGCACATTTCTATGCGGCGAAGCCAGTATTAACCTCTTGCTGCGATGTACATTGTATGGTCGTACCAGTTCATCATATACAGGATTATCTGCTGAAAGAGCTTAAGCTTAATATTAAGATAATCCAAGCAGAAACGGTGAGGATTAGCCCTATAGAACGAACACCATGCGTCCACGCCATTCATAATTCGTTTAGCTTTATCGTTGGCTAACTCGCGATCACTGAGCTTATTCCGTGTCGCCATAATCTTCACCGTCACTTATAATGGCATCCAGCAACGCGTCATCGTCGCCCTCGTATTCAGGCATTTCAACACGATATTTTGCCATCTCTTCTTCGTAAGTCGCGCTATATTTGTTTTGTATTCCCAACATCTTGCACAGATGTCCGAGAAAGTACACCGTTATGTATTTGCGGATTCCATCAACATCCTGCCATTCGGGGAGCGGCTCTGAAATGGGGCGTTCGTTCTCCCATTTCTTAATAAGAGTGCCAAAGGTATTTTGCTCAACCATAGCATTTTCGTTATTCTGACTTGGCTTTAAGTTTGCCGTGCCAAGGAGGTCTTGGAATACCTTGAGTGCCTCCACAAGCTTCATAGACCCCTTGCCTTGCTGAGCTTTTAGAATATTGAGCTGAGCGATGCACAGGTTTTTGAAGACCTCTTCCTGCGATTTAGTAGAACACTCATGCCGCGAAGTCCAGTCATCGTATTGCTCCTGAAGAAACTTAAGCTCTTCGGGCTCGAATCCGCCACCGAAGAACGCCAAGGTCTTCTGCTTTATTTTGATTTCAGAACTATTGTTCTTTAAATCCTCTACGTCATTAATGACAGTTTCCTCGTCGCGTATAGTATCGTCGTAAGTTTTACCTTGATAACAACGCAAGGACATTTTAGACACATATGAGCTCATACGGCTGAACGACGCCGAACTCTTCTCAGTTGCATCGTATATCCTTTTCGAGAAATACCAGTCGAACTTCTGACATAGACGCTTCGTCGCCTCCATCTCTGAGCCAAGTTCGTCGGTATACAATTCAAACAGCTCCTCGACGCACGAGCGGCACACGGGGATAAATCCGTCGTTGCCAACATGAATAGGGGATTGCGATCTATAAAAGTTACCAGTAAGTTTAGTATATTTTTTGCCGCACATGGTGCAGTAGAACTCGGTTCGACCGTTGGACGACGCGGGCTTTTTCTTTTTCTTAGAGGTCGATTTAGAGCGACCTATTGAGTTTTGAGCTATGTTACCCACATCCTTTACATATAAAAATAGCGCCCCTATACGGGACGCAAAAGTTAAATTGGCGGCGCTTGCAGGATTTGAACCTACACTATCAGAGCCAAAATCTGATGTGCTGCCCTTACACCAAAGCGCTGTATTGCAGGACTCGGGCGGATATCGCTTGCATAATACCCGCCCAAAGTTCTGCTTAAGGAGGAATGAA